ATATATTGTTTACGAGAATGCAGGGCAGGGAATGCTTGGCAAAAAATGGGCATTTGAAACCGCTTCATCTCTGGCTGATTTTATAGCTTTGTGGGCAGGTGGAGACATTGGTAGATTTGAAACAACAGATAAGCAGGTGTAATTGTGAGTTTTGAAAAAAAATGTATAGAGCAAGCGATAGACAAGCTTTTGAACACTGGCAAAAGCTTTAACATTTGCCTTCTAGATGATATTGGTAGCATGATTGGGGTTAATCCAGAAAAGCACCCCAGATATAAATATCTTCGCTCCCTGCACTGCGTTAACTATTCATTAATGGATAAGGATATTCTTGACGAGTTACCTCTTATAGTTGCTGACACGTTAAGGCCAAATAGAACCGTTAACCCGTCAGCGTTTCTGGTTGAGATAACCAGAGAAGGTGCCGACACTTTGCCAACTGAAGACAGATTTTTGAATTAGGTGTATTTATGACTACAATAGCTAAGGGCTGTAAGATATGAAAAAGCAAATTAACATCAGTGGCTATATCCGAAAAAAATACGACCCCGAAGGTGCGCCCTCCCCTGTGACTGTTCGTCGCTGGTGTCAGAACGGTGATATAGCCGCCGAGAAGACAAGAGGATCATGGTTTGTATTTATCGAAGAAGATAAGATAGAGACTACAGGCAATCCATTAATTGATCGAGTACTGGCCGGATAATGTCACCACGCAATCGAAGCAAAAAAAACAAAGGGCTTGAGCCTAACTTGTATGCCAGAGCCAAAGGCAAGGCGGTTTACTATGAGTATCAGCGACCCGACACCGGCAAAACATTTGGAATGGGAACTAATAAGGCAGAAGCGGTAGATGCCGCAAGACAGCTAAACTCAAGGCTTATGCACGGGCAAAGCTTGGTTCAAAAAGTAACGGGCAAAGCCTCTATTGAGTCTATCGCTGACCGATACCTAGAGGCCGAGATAGAAAAAAATCCTGACATCAAGGAATCAACAAAAAGTAATTACAGAAATCAGATTAAACGAATTAAAAAAGACCTTGGCAGTTTGGCGGTATCAACAATAGAGACCGTGCACATAGCTGAGTTCTTAGATCAATTAGCAGGTGACTCATATCGCAACCATCGTCGCATGCTCCACGCCGTCATGGACTTTGCCATAAGCAAGGGGTTAATAGCTCACAATCCTGTCACGGCAACACAAGCAAGGCTCAAAGGCGTAAAGAAATCACGCAAGCGACTTACTACAAATGACTATGGGGCGATACGAGAAGCGGCACCAGAATGGTTTATGGTGGCAATGGATATAGCTTTGCTGTTATGCCTCGGAAGAAATGAAGTGGCAAAGATGAAGTTTTCAGATGAAGAGGACGGAGCATTGCTAATTGAGCGACAGAAGGTCGAGAGGTACGAAACTTCACGTATTGCAGCGCAGATAACACCAGCGCTTAGAGAGGTATTAAATAGAGCCAAAGCCCTACCCCCTCTAAGCCAGAACGTTGTAAGCAAGCCCAGATACAAGGGCCAATTAAACCCTGAAATGCTGACCCGTGAATTTAGAAAGCTTGCCACCGCAACCAAAATATTTAGCAGCATGCCTACCGAAGAATGGCCATCTTTCCACGAGATCAGGTCACTAGGTAGCCACCTGATAAAATCGGTCGAGAAAAGAGAGACTGGAAGCATACAAATACTGATGACTCATTCCAGCGAGAAGCAGACTAAAGAATATTTAGCTGGCCACAAAGAGAAACAATACGCGCCAGCTCAGGCGGGTAATACGATATTATGGTGATGTTATGATGACCAAAGAAAATAGAATAAAATCTTTAGATATGCTCAAGTTAGTGCTGTCTGGCGAAACCTATGAAAATGTAGGGAAAAAATACGAAGTTAGCGGCGCAAGAGTTAGACAAATAATCTCTAAAATTAAACGGATGATGCTACACCCCGAAAGATGGGAAGGCGAAGCAACGAGCTTTCACCACTCATGCGGGATACACGGCATGAGGGAAGATATTGATTTATGGCTATCTGCGGTAGAGAGGATGGAAGGCGAATTGCAGTAAATGTATCCCTTATTGATGGATATGCAGCAATCGTTTCGGGAAAATATCGGGAAAGTATCGGGAAAGGTTTTTTGTGGGGGTTATAAAATCAATGCAAGCGACTGATTTAATTGAAAAAATATGGTCGGAGTGGCCGGATTTGAACCGACGACCACCACACCCCCAGTTTCACGTCCAAAATTCAGATAAGCCATTGATTTTAAATGGTTTTATTGCCACTTCAGGCTCGATACATTCGACCATCACCGCTCTATATAAATCAATAAGTTACACACTGTATAGACCACTGTATTTCGGGAATGAGAGCGCGACCTTGGCAAGGTTGCCCTCTTTTCTAGCCAATCAATTACTTAACCTTTTTCCTACTCTTAATAACTCGAGAGTGCGGCACCCTGTTATCAATAACTTACAACTTTTTAAGAGTAGATGATTATGAACTTTCTAGAGCGAATAAAGCACAATTTGGAAGACTACAGAAACACAAGGGGTCGGCGAGATATGGTTTTTGTGGACAGGGTGGCCCTGCTAGAATTGTTGAGCCACTATGAAGTTATGGACGCCACAGAGCGAGCGCTACCCCCTGCTGGCGTTCGCCAAGGAATTAGCCATCAGCTGCATAATTTAATTACAGCATCGTATCTACTGCAAGGTAAAAACTCAGAAAGAACGTTAATGGTAGTTATGGATACACTCCTTCCTTTGATGGATAAGCGGCATAAGGAGAGGCATCTTGAGGTAGGTCAGTCCAAAATAACTTAGAGGAAATTAAGAGTGAAAAGCATGAAAACAATGCAAGATGGAATATTATCAAAGGCCAAGTTCGACGGAACCTATCCAAAGATCGTTCATATGGGGATGGGTATCATCGCGCTTGCTAAAAACCAAGATGATTTCGATCGATTGTCTCGCTCAAGAGAGCACACTTTAGTGTTCGCCGTTGTGGCCTGTAGCTTGGGCGCGATTGGCTTAATTGTCTGTTCCGTCAAGGTTCTTATTTTTAGTTAGCTTATAAATTTTCAATGATCATAATTATAATCAACCGAAAGCGATTCTCTCGCAAACTCAAGCCCAAGCCTTAGTAGCTTGGCTTGATCGTAAGCCGAAATGTTAGTCTTGTCTGGCGTTACGTCGCGAGGCTCGGACCAAGTACCCGAATTAAGGCGAACGGTAAAACCGGTTTCGACTTCAGTGATGATGCTAGAGCTGATAAATATCCATTGCATGATGCGCCTCCAATTTGGTGAGGCGTATTTTGAATAGAGGGTAAATCAAAGTATGCAGGATAAATCGCAAAAACTTGTAGGATATATCGCACAAAATAGACCAGCTAAACTGGCAAAACTAGGATGATCTAGCATTTTCTAAATGGAGAAAACTATGTTTGGCAAAGTTTTATTTGTTGGTTTAATGGGGAAGACTAAACTAAACGCTTATCGCTACTAGATTTTATGAATTTTTGCGTGTAAGTTGAGGCATCATTGATAATTCAAAAATTAGAGAGCACTTTATGAAGATTGTTTTTTTATGTGCGCTGTTCGTAATCATTGCGTCAGGCTGCGCAACTAGCCTGTCAACCGGCGGTCTATCTATTGTCGATGCAGACGAAAGATCAGTCATCAACTGCACGTTGATACGTAACGTTAGCGGATCATCTGGCTGGGGAAATCTGGCCGCCTCTACAGGCATTAATAACGCCCAAAATGAGGCGCGAGAAAAGGCCGCTAGAGCTGGAGCGACCCACATTGTATGGAAGACAGTTAACGGAGGCTTTAGCCCTTATGTCTCAGGGAATGCTTATAGGTGTGGGGCTTAATTATGCACCCATACGCACAAGTAGCCGCCATCGTTTTAATTATTGTATATGCAGTCTTCCTTGGTCCAGATTACTCTAAATGCTCGGACGATGACCCTTCTTGCTATGAGCCGTAATAGGCTTTCGGCACATAGGCTAAAGTTAATCTGATAAATGTATTTTATTATAGGCCTTGTTAAAGTTTAACTTGTGCTCATTGATCTGATCCTGAATTTTTTTAACTTTATTCTTATCGCCAATTTGCCTAGCTGACTTTACGTCTTTATAGAGTGACCTCACTTTTTTCTCAGTGGCCTTTAGGCGGGATGCCAACACAATGGTTCTCTTGTTTTCGGCAATAAAGCTATTTAATATCTCCTTGTCTATATCGCCATGACTGGCTTTACTTTTTAGCGTATCTTTCCTAGCCACCACGTAGTTAACGTGTTTTTTGTGGTCGTCATATCGATTGCTGTTCCCAAAAATATTGGGCTCGCCATAAAACTTACGCTTAAATGGTGCTCTAGCAGGATCAAAGTCGGGGTTGGTAAAATAGTCAAATGTTCTTACAGAGAACGAACCGGCTGAACCGGTAATTGTATCAATGGCATACTCGATAGTTTCCGGTGATATGTCGACGATACCTGATTTGTTCTCGTTACCTCCAGTGTAATCATTAAGGGCTTTCGCGGCCTCAACAAAGTACTTATTGCTTGTACTGAAGTATCTTTGTGAATCCGGCTTGGCATTTTTGGCATAAATATTCTCAGACGGCATGATCTTACGGTCAGCAAAATTTCTGTTTAAGGTAACGTCAATAATTGGATCAATGACCGTGGGCGCTATGATATTCCATCCTTTTTCACCTATCGGGCTGAACGATGTCCATGCAGAGCTAAATACCTTGCCTGCCTCGCTCATTGGGTCTTGACCAAAGCCAACATGAACCATTGCGGCGGCAGCGTTTAGAGGGACATTTAAACCATAAGGCAAAGGAATTTTTGTATAGCGACCGCTACCATCTGGCCACATAATAATAATATTTCTCTCCTTCTCGTAATCCGTTACATTTTTAAAATAGTTTTGCTCTCCATCTTCGTCGTCGCCACCCATTAATATATTGTAAGCGGTTAGCGCCATCATACCTGCGCCCGCTACCGCCAACAATTTTTGCACTTTGGGGTTTTGCATTAACTTAATTGTTAGGTGCGACCCTTGAATAGAGGCGTTATAAAATAGATACAAGCTATTTGCTAGCGCCCCCATTTCTCCCTTGCGATTAAAGTTGACCGTTAAATTTTTTGAGGCAGTGGCGGCTTGATGAGCGCTAACGCCCCGCTCTCTAAGCGTCATATATAAAGACAGCCGCGTCATGTTTTCGAGAATAGCATTAGCATTTTCAATAGTTTTCAATATATGCCTTGCGCCTCGAATAGCGGTGCCTTTAGCTCCCTTCTTGGCAGCCCACAACTCTCGGTCAAACTCGCGTTTCATTTCTTCGACAGTTTTTGTTCTAAAATAATCCGTCTTTCCGCCTTCTGCTTCGTACTCGATATAAAACTTTGCATCTTCAGGATTAGATAGTTTTTGCGATAGCTTGCTTTCACCTAGCCCGCCCATAGCTGCACGCATCGCCCGAGGAATGTTTTTAACAACATCTTTCGCTGTTGACGCATCAAAATCTCCATAGGTTTTCACAAGCGCTGTCTGCACGTCTCGTATGGGGTTTATCAGCATAAATTCTGGCGACAATGCGGTGTTGACGTAGGACAGCCAGCGATTGTATCGGCCTAACCCTTGAGCCCACCACGGCACTGAATCGGTCCCCATGTTTTTAAGGGCGCGAGCAAGTGAGGACTCTCCGCCGTTGCCGTCTTTAAACTCTATTGCATAGGGCTTACCCTCGACCCACGTTACAAATACATTGGGATCGCGAGATAATGACTTGTAGTTTTTTTCTGTTCTAAGCTCTACCTGTCCTGTTGTTTTATTTAAGTGACGGCTGGTCTTTATTGGATTTATTTCCCATAGGTTTTCATTGGGATTGTCCATGACCAGTTTTAGCACGGATTGCCCCACTCTATTTTTTTCTGCTGAAATCAATCCAGACTCAATATCACGAACAGCTGTTTGTAAAATATCCGCAGCAAGCGACTTTCTGCCTGTAGCCTCTTTAAATAACTTCTGCGCCTGATCAAAACCTTTGCCTACAGCGTTAGTGTCAGCGACAAGATCGCCAGCTTCAGCAAAACCTTTTAGTGGGACATAGCGATCATCCTTCAATAACTCTTCCCGTGTTTCATCTGTCATGCGGCCAGAATCAACCAGTACGTCCAGCTTCATTCGATTCATCGCATAAACCCGTTGAGCGAGAGACTCTAGCGTCTCCGTTTGCTCGGGAGTGAATTTAGACAAGACTTCTTGAGATTGTGCGTCAGTCATTCCCGACCCACCGTCCGGCCTTTCTGGATCGCGGTCAGCTATAGTAGCGTTTCTCTGCGGGGCGAATTTGGCGTAGAGATATTCGTTTAGTTGATCAATAGATATTTCTGATTCGACTACAGCATCAATCAAGGGTTTTACATGGTCATCGTGCAGGTTGCGAAAGTGGTGGCCTATCTTGCCCTCGATCAAAGTAAATTTATTATAGGCGTCGCTAAAATCAACTATGTTCCCGCCTGCTTTTTTGATTGCCTCTTGTACGCTCTGCCATACAATATGCTTATCTTGGAGCTTGCGCCGTGAGCTTCTTAGTCGCTGCTGAATACCTTTTTTGGTTGTGATGCTGTCGCTTACCGTTCCAGTTAGCTCGTTAGGTAGCACCCATTGATCAAACCCTTCGACTTCTGTCGGGGCGGAATAACCGCTGCCCTCTTCATCAACGCTCATCGATTTTTGCTTAAATCCACTCTCAATTGGGTCGATACCTAGGCCTCTAATAGACGAATAAGAGCCGTCGACCGAAGCTGTGATCGCGTCAACTATAATTCCTTTTTTTATGGCGTGAACAAAAAGCTCAGCGTGCGACTCAGGTACGTTGACGGCAAAAATCTCGGCGCCTCCTACCTGCCTAGAAAAACGTCTAAGTGTTGCGGCTAACCTTAATCTTTCTTTTTTGCTTTCTCCTATTTCTGCTGGGTCAACACTAAAAATACCCCTAATTCCCGAATTACCTCTAGCTATTATCTGAATATGTCCATCGGCCCCATCGCGAAGCTTTGCGCCTATTGCATAAAGATCGGAAGATTGAGATATGGTTGCGCCAATAAGGGGGTGGGCTATTTTGGCCTCGTCGGTACTACCGTACCCTTCATTTTTTCTGTTTTTAATTTCTGTAGACATATCCTTGTCTATAAACGCATATTTATCGCCATTAATAACAACATGGCCAAGAAAACCATCAATACCTTTATCAAACTGCTTTGTAATGAAAATGTCAGCCCTAGACGGCTGGGGGTTTCCTGACGGGTGGTTGTGCAGCATATAAAAACCATCTGCACCCAACGCTTCTTTTTGCTTGCCAAGGTCATTAAGCTTGTTTTCCCTATCAAGATCATTGTCAAATATCAGTACAGTGCTAGGCATTCTTGATGTAATCCCTGTCTGACCAACAACCTTGCCATCTTTAATAAAGAATACTCTGAAAGTTTCAAATCTCGGGTCGCGGTAAACTTCCGCAAGGTTTGCTAGGTCTTGGTCGGAGTCTACTTTTTGCCCGACAAGGCTAACGAACCCTTTTTCTTTGAATTGATTACTAATTCCATTGGCGAGTATGGTTCCTTTTCCCCATCTAGCATTCCCTGAAATGGCTTCTTCAGCTTGCTTTCTGGCACGATTGTCAGCGTTTGTTTTTTTCTGGCTGTCTGTTTCATATTTTGTCCTTGGCTCATTAAGCGAGCCCGATGTAGGGTTATCTCTCGACTCGATAGCAGCAACAAATGAAGCTCTATCACTCTCACTTTCAAAAAGAAAACCGGCTTTGCCAAATCTGGACCAATAACCGTTATTCTTTTTCGCTAACTCTTTTAGCTCTAAAAATTCATCCCTCTCAACTCGCTTGGTCATTCCCGCCATATAAAGGTCGGCGTCAGTTTTCGTGTGTTTCGCCCCCCATGTTTCGACGAGCGAGCTATCCGGCTCAGATACCGTTGGTTTGTCCGGCTTCGATACCGTTGTGCTATCCGGCAGGGTGCCTTCTATACTCTCATCTTGCGCCTTTTCACTAACATTTTCTACTGCTTGTTTTGGTGCCAGCGCTTCAGGTTGAATAGTGTCACCGTCAAAAGACATAACAGCTTCTATCGCTGCGGCTCCGCCAGCATCTTCGTATTGCGCGCCAAGCCCAGAATTAATATAAAGTGGTGTCGTGGCCATTATTTCAGTTAATACTTTTTGCAGATTAGCTTCGCCAACCTTAGCCATCGACTCCTTTCCTCTACCGTAGAAGTCGCCAATCATGCCTCTAATCGTGGTATTCAGTTTTATGCTTCTACCTACAGACGGACGGCTATTGTTGGGCACAAATACAGAAAGTGATTCCCTGCCCATGCGAACCTTAACGGTCCTGTCTGGACTAAATAGCCCTGACTCCGCCGCCACGCCACCAGAAAGAAGGTATTTTGCCGCCGCTTTAGGGTCACGAACAACTCGGGTTAATACCGCCGCACCTTGCTCAAATTCGCCTTTCTTGCCGAAGCTTCTAGGCATGAGTATGCCTTGGTGTGTGGCACCAGCCCTATCGGTAAACCTTATAATGTGGCCTTTGGGTAATTTTGCGAATCCAGCAAATAAGTTGCCGGTAGCAATGTGCCTTATTTCTCTTCTTTCCGTCCGGCCGAATGTTGGATCAAATATTCTGTCCAGACCTTCTATCCCACTGCCTTTAATGACACGATCAAATATTCCACCACCCTCTTTTAGTTTAGAAAGTGGTAATGAAATTTGTCTCACGCCAGAATTAACCATTAAGGTTACCTTTGCCTTTGATAGCGCATAAGGATTGCCCTTTCCTTCTTTATGGCCGTCTTTGACGTCGGTAACAACCCCTAGCACCTGCTGGTCATCCACCATCACCGCAACTCTATTTCCAATTTTAAATTGGCTGAGCATTTGCTTTGTTAGGCGTGCTTGCGAGTGATAGTTGTTTATCGACTCAATATCTGACGCTATTCTATTCTCAATCTCAACTATTTTTTTGCTGATTAATTCCCGCTGCTTTGTCTCCTCTTCAGTCCCCGAAGGTAAAAGCCTTAGTTTTCCCGAAAACTTATCAAGCTCTTTTTCGTTATCGGCTTGTGATTCTTCAAGAGAGATTAAATATTTGGTGTCCGCCTCTCTTGATGCCACAATCTTATTGTATATCGCGTCGGGAGTAGAGCCCTTCAACCCTTTTTTTATTGCCTTCTCTACATCTGAAGGTAGTGGTGGCTTGCCTTGATATTTTGTATTAACTTTGTGTAATGTAGTGTTGCCAGATATTTTATCTATTCCCTTGCCTTCGTAAACAACCTTACTTTCCAATATGTGCGCGTCAAGGTCTATGGTTTGAGCAATAAGATCATTCTGGTTTACCGAATTAAGGTATTCAATTTTATCGTTATACGCGTCTATTATTTCATCATAAATACGCTCCTGCAGGTTGACTTTAAACCTAGAAATTCGGCCAGTAAACTTATTAGCGAGACCGGCTTCCGGCGCTGAATTTTCAATGGCTGAAATTCCAGACTTGAGGGATATTTTGGGGTTATCTAGCAACCACTCGTTAACAGCCTCGTCGCCATACTTATTTAAAAAATCGGGCGCATCAAAGCTGGTATCACTTTTATCATTTGAGCTTGTATTAGCATTCAGCTGCGCCAGCTTTTTCATTGTGTTGGCGACTGGCCTTTTTTCTGACGGCAGGTTAAGTGTTAGCAATGAATATTGCGGCAGCTCTACTTGCCCTGTTCTATTTATTCTACCCAACATCTGCATTAATATATTAACGTCAAGCATTGCTTGAGCAACAATCATGTGTCTTGGCTTGGTATCGGTAAACTTCTCGCTTGCATGCAGGCTTAAACCAGTTGCGCCCGCAACATTTAATATAAGAGAGTCAAGGCCGCCCGAGTTAAAGGCGTCTATTATTTTTTTTCTAGCAGCCGCACTTTTGGGCTTGATTTTTCTTATTACAGGGTGGTCGCCACTGTAATCGACGGACCACTGTCTGCCGGTTATTTCATCTGCTCTCATTCCCGCCCTGCTCATTTCGTTGAGCATGTAATCTAGCGGTGATGCCGGTAGGTCGCCAAGATCAAGCGCGTTAATAGTATCTTCGGCCTCAAGATATGCCTGCTTGGTTACAGGGTCAAGCTGATGAATCTCAATTTGCACCGGCTGACTATCACCTTTTGCGTCTTTTACTGATATTCTTCTTGATCGCTCCAAGCTGGTCAGTAGAATATCGTTATAATTGAAGTCTATCCTGTCGCCATCAACAAGGCCCCTTGACTTGATAAGGCCTGACAGCAATGACCCCATTGTATTTTCTAGCGCGATAACTGGCTTAACGCCCTTCTTGTGCAGGTCTATCGCCATTTCTGCTGATCTTTTAGCTTTAATGCCTAGCATTAGCTGGCGGATACTATTGTGGACCGTGCTTGTAAACGGGTTAACACTAATATCCGACTTGCCCGCCTTGTTGCCTGCCGCTTTGACTCCGCCGCCTGCCGGACCATACTTGTCGGCATAACCCCCTTCAAAAAAGAACGCCATAAAAATATTATTGGCATTAACAACGGCATCAAGACCATCAGTTACAATGTCAGCTACCTTTCTCTGATAATCGGTGTTTTCGGTATCAACAACCATAGGGATATTAATGCCATCAAAAGAGCGCTCACGCCTAAACAGCTGGCCAGATCCCGCTAATAGGCTTGAAGCTACCTGCTGTAAAGGCACTCCGCCCACACTGATTGCGTCGACAAGCTCCGCCTCGCTATCAACGGCATTGATAATGTCGGTCTTGTGATACAAGGGCATATTGTCCGGTCTTTTTGCATAGGTGGCCGACAAATACATAACTTCCGCCCCCTTCGTCTGCTGAGAGAAGAACCCCGCAGCAGTTATAACCTCAGTTTTTACACCATCAATCTTCTTCTCGTTACTGAATACGCCAGAGGCATTGTGAGACTCGTCAAGAACAAAGAGCGCTTTACCAGAATCAACAAGCGCGCTTACCATTTCTCGCTTTTTATTATTTGCGGTGATCTTCATTTGGTCATACGTGGTGAAAAACATATTACTGCCATCTGGCAAGCTACCAGAATCTATAACATCGAAAACTTTAGCTTTATGGGGGTCTGGCTTATCTTTGAATAGCGTCTGATCTTCGTAAATGATTGCTTCTTTTTGGCTGCTAATAAATGGCGACGCATCAGTAACGCCGATAGATAGGAGTTCTTCATACATATCTGAGAATAGATTGGGTTTAGCTGTAACGAAAATAGGGATTTTACCCTTTCTCATTGCATACCTGATTATTCCGGCAGCCTGCCTGCCTTTGCCTACGCCTGTCTGATCGGCAATAATTACACCCTTGCCTTTCGCTTCCATGTTGTATATTTGCGCGACAATAGTATCTACCTGCAAGCCCATAAAAGCGTCGTGAAGCTCTTTTATGCTTTTATAGCCTAGTTTATCCATAGCATAAGCATCAAAATCACCTATCTCGCTCTCGATCTCGTCAAGGGCTTTTGCTGTTACATCGGCCATGTTTTTCGGCACTAATACGCCTTCATTGTACCCTTTGCTTTTTGATACATAATTAGACTGGAAAGATGACGCTCCACCCTCTATGCGCTTCTTGCTGCTAATAGGGTTTGCAGCCACTCGTCGAGCGTCTGGTTTAGCGCTATCTCCTTCAACTCCTTTGTTTTTACTGCTGTCGACGGCTCTTCCATCTCCACGCTGACTATCAACTCCGCCAGTTCTCCCTCCCATAACAGTGTTTCCACTATCCCCGCCGGATCTGCCGCCCACGACGCTAGGCTTGCCATCCCCTGCACTACTTGCAGAGACTCCATTATCTGTCCTGCTGTTAATCCCTCCGTCAGAAACAGGAGTTTTGACTCCATTAGGTCGCGTAGTTGATCTGTCGTCGTTGCTTTCCGCTTCCACGACAGCACTATCCTCTCCTCTTCCGTCAGGCTCTTTTGAAGGGGCACCCAAAAGCTTTTCAATGTCGATGTAGTGCTCATAAATATCGCTCCAGTTATCCAGTCTTGCAATTGATCCAGAGGGCGGCGCGAACTGCTTTGATTGCCGTCTTCCATCTATCGTTATTAGTCTTACGGGCCATCCGGCACCCTGTCGCTTATAAAGGTCCCCATCTATCTCAATGTGGTCAACTACGTTATAGTTTCCATATAACCAGTTGAAAAACACTTTTTCTGTCGCGCCAATAACGCCCTCTTTTTTGTTTGCCCCTATAATTATAGATGCTTTACCGCCATCCTTCATTCCTTCAAGCGCTTTAGCAACAATAAGATGATCTAATTTTTTTATGCTATACCCATCGATGCGAACATTTTTATCCAGTGTTGCAAAAGGCGGGTTCATTATTACTGAGTCATGCTTAGGCGCAACCGTAAGAGTGGTGGCGTCGTCGCTGCTAACGCTAAAGCCTTGGGCTTCTAAATTTTGCGCCCTACCTTTATCGAGCTCATTAACCTTTGCTTTTGACGGGTCGGCATTAATCAAAAGCATGCCATTGCCAGCCGTAGGCTCATAAACTGTTTTTTCTTGGTTAATCCCAGCAAGGTTAGATGCAATGAAGGCTAGTGGTGATGGGGTGCTGTAAGCTTGATTTTCAACACTACTACTAGACCGAACATTAAGGTTTGGCTGGTTGTTGTACTGATCGACCAGTGCATTGTAAATATCTGAAGCGCTACCGCCATTCTTAACGGTTTCTCTAGCCTGCCTTACTAGCGCCAGCTCCAGCGCTTCTTGGGCCTGCTTTAACTCTTTATCGCCAACCTGCTCATAGGTAATGCCAAAGTATTCAGCAATTAGATTTTTAAGTTTACGGTTATCGGTTATATCTGCAAGATTATCGGCAAGGTATTCATCTAGGCTGCCTTTATCGGTATCTTTAAGCTTGTTTGTGTCAAAATTTTCTACAAGTGCGGCGTCGTCCATTCCCTCAAAATTTGCATTAGGGTAATATTTTACCGCCATATACCAGCTTTTAAGGTATGGAATAACAGCGTCACCTAAGTCATTTATCATTTCCTTTGAGTAAGCTGAAAATGTCCTCGCTCCTTTTTCTATGTGATACCCTGCCAGCGTTATACCTGCCTGAACAGTTTCAGGGTCCAATCCTGAGTTCAGGTTTTTCATTTTAGCTAGAAGTACGGCTCTAGCTTTCTCGGCTGCGCTTTCGGTAAATACAGTGTTTTCTTTTGGTGCGGCGCGTCCCGCATCCCATCCTCGATACCACTCTTTAGCGTTTTTCCTTTTAGATGACGCATAGTGCGCCGGCAACTCTCTCGGTGAACCTTTCTCTCTTTCAGCCCTGCCGTGAGCGTAAGACGAGGACACCATTTTTTGTTTTTTAGACTCGCTATATTCATACGTTTCAGCAACCTCATCATTATTCCTGCTTTGCAGGCTGCCGTCCGAAAACTTAAAAACGGCACCGTCAGCATTAACGTTGCCTGTTATTTCGATTTCTTCGCCCGTAACAATATCTATATGGGTGCTTTTTACTGTTGCAGGCTTTGCTTTATTTGTCGCATCAGTTTTTACAGGTGACGATGCAAATATATCGCCTTGACCGAGCGAGGCGGCAATGTCTGACGTAGAATTACTACCAGATAACACAAAGTCATTGGCCTCTAAGTCCGCTTTGCGCTTAGCTTCAGCGTCATCATCAGCCTTTCTATTTTCTGCTTCCGCCTTTTTGATGGACTCATCTTTTTGCTTTATATCTCCCTCTGTTTGGGATTCAAGATCAAAGCCATCAGTAAGCCAGTCGGGTAAAGCATCATCTTTTCCTATTACTTCGGCTTGACCTTCTCCTTTTCCTTTTCCTTCAAACGGGACCGTAGGATCGCCGTCTTCGCTTCCCGCTTCTTCCTTCTCTCGTTTAGAAACAGTGCCGCTTTCATTATCTTGTCCGCCTCCTCTTTCTTCATTTGGCTTTAACCCCTTTAGATACCCGATTATTTCCCATGTTTTGCCCTCTCTCTCGTTAATAACGCTATTTATTTCATCCATGCTTACGCCCGAAGCTATAGCCTCATCGGTAGCTTGGACAATCAGCGATTGCTCTTCCGTTAGATCAAAAGCTTCTTCCGCATCTTGCAGGTCTCGCTGCTGCTGCTCGGCCTCTTGCGCCATGATTGCATCAACCGCGACCGGATTGTAGCTTGGTCTGCCTGCCATTTCATTGCTAATAAGGTCTATGGCGTCGCTGGCAGTTAAATTTTCCCCATAACCATACTCATTGGCCAATTCAGCTAAGTCATCCGGCGTCATTCCGCCGTTTACCCTGAATGATGGCCGACCAAACACTTTATTGTTGATCGATCTGTTTTTCATATCGCTAGAATCTAAACCTTCCGATTCCCATGCAGCCATATTAAGCCCGCCTCTCCTTGCGGCTGCGACTAGCAACGAGTCTTTAGTTGTGTCGATATTTGCGGTCGCGTTATGTTTTTCTTTTGCGATAGCGTTTTTATTGGCTGCTGCTTTTCTTGCGGGAACATCAATTTCCGTTATGGCTTCCTGCTCTTTTTCTTCGCGTAGTGACTGGACCTTTTCTCTAAGCTTATCAATTTTAGACGGCTGCCCAGCACTATCTTGATTCGGCGCAAGCAGTGATAGCGCAGCATCTTTTTTGGCTTTATCTGTAAAGCGGCCTCCAGCCCATTTTGAATACTTTTCTGGGCCAAGCTCTTTAAATCTTGCGCGTGACTGAGCCGACTCAATATCAGTTAAGCCCTCAATCATAGACGGCGAACTATCAATTTCTTGAGTAGGGGCAGCCTTAATGAAATCCTCTTTTGACTGCTCACTAGGATTTATTAAAGCGCTCTCATCCTGCGAGACAATTGATTCAAGTGCGGCTATTTCGTTAGCGGTGTCGTTTTCAATATTTTCATCGTCAGCGTATTTGTCTTCCATAGACTCAAGCTTGACTATATCAATAGCTTCTTGAATTTCTTTATTTTTAGTTAAGTCATTAGCGGTAACGGCTAACTCGGAATCAATATCAATATCATCGTCTAGCGTTGACTCAATCTGATCGGGAGTGGCTGTAACTTTTTGACTTTCTAGGTTAGCTGTAACCTCTTCTGGATTATAAGCGGCTTCATTTTCTGTGCTTTCAGTACCAGCATCTTCGTCAAGAAAGTTTTTTAGCGGCTTGGGGCCAGAATAATCAGCAACGTCCCTTTGACCAGAATCATACTTGCTTCGCACTATTTCTCGCGCGGTAGCGGGAACGGTTGCCATAGCTGTGCCAGATATTCCACCAGCCAATGCTCCCCATGCGCCCGATTCAATCGCCTCTAGCGCATCCATTTTAGCGTCGGTCCCAAAGCGTGTTCCGATATACTCAATAACACCCTCTTGGAAAAATTCAGTTCCAGCTTCTTTCGCGCCAGCTTTACCCGAGCTTTTAATTACATGCTTGAAGCCCGAGTCAATCATTTCTTTACCGAGGCTTTCGGCTGCATCTTTCCCAGCGTTAGCGATACCTTTTGCGCCGAATCTTTCAAGGTATGACGCGCCCAAAGCGAATGGCAATGCTTCTAACGTATCAACAATTGAAGAATCGCCTTTACCTTTATTGGCGGCCCTTTCGTTTCCGTATCTGTCGGCCTCGCTTATAGCTAGTGCGGGCAGACTAACGGTAGCAAGAAGCATATAAGGGAGTGATTCAATGCCCGACTCTCCAGCAAATTTAAATGTTTCTGCTGTCATATCCCAATAGCGGCCTTCCTTGTAAGCATTCTTAATTTTTTCAGGGGTATGTTTTTTTGTACCGCCAAGCGTTGACGTTTTTAAATTGTTTTCAACTCGCTCAAAAGTATTTTTTAACCCACCTTCGCGCGCCTTTTTCCACTCTTTAGGCGATAGGTATTCAGGAATTATTGAATCGTCCTGATAGCGAAAACCTCCAAGGTTGACGGCATTTTCCGCAACCTCTAATACATCATCAGCAACACCAACAATACCGCCAGCAACTCTATTAACGGTATCGCCAGCAAGTCTTAGTGAGTTATTTAAGAACCCTTTTTCTTGCGGGTCATTATTCGCGACAGGTTTATCATTAAACGCCTTAACCTCTTCGCCATCCTCGTTAGCGAATACGGCCTTATCCCTAACGCCTTTCAGTGTTACATCAGCAACACCTTTTGTTTTTTCGTCCCAAGCCAGCTTTAATTCTGGCAGGCGCTCTTGAGGCGCATCAGGTGCAACGAATTTCGTAAAAAAGTCATTGCGAACAAGCTCTTTTTTTTCTTCATCAAACTCTTGGAATCGTGGCGATGCTGTAACTTGTGACCATTTCATAGAAAGTTGCTCAGGTAATCATCAAGGCTGGAGTCTTTTGACTGTGGTTTAATTGATTGCTGGAAGTGGTCGCTAATACCTTGCGATGCTTCGTCAGCTGACATAGGGCTTTGATTTAAGGTCTCTCGCGTACTATTTAAGCTTTCAATAGCTTCAGCCGTTATCGTATCACGATCTTTATAACCTTCGTCGCCTTCACTTATAAGTGCTTCGTCCTGCCGCTTCAATTCAGACTTAACGTAATCTGTCACGAACCTAACAGGGTTTTCTTTAGCTGAATTAGTAATGCGGAACGCTTCTTGAAAACTAATCTCTTTTCCTTCCCGTTTAAGCTCTTGCTTATAGCGTTTTGCGGCAAGTATTATTGATGGGTCGCCCTGCGGTTTTGCGCCGCCGTTCTTTGTTTTAGAATTGATAATACGGTCATACGTTCTGCGTTGATCACTACCCTCGGGCAATGCGTTACGCTCTTTGTAAAGTTGGCCTAGTGAAGATAGCTTTTGTTCTTTCTCGCCACCATTTAATTCGCTATACAGGCTAGACAAGTAAGCTTGACCTTCATCCGAAGTGACCAGCTGTCGAAGTTGCGCAACTGAGTTCACTCTATCGATAACATCATCCATCGGAACCTGCTTTATTACAGATTCAGGATTGGATATATCGCGGCCTTCTGTCATTGGTTTTTTTACACCATCAACATCAAGCTCAAAAACCAAGTGACCTTCTTTTGGCGCAGGCATTATTCTACTGATGCTTTTTTTGCCAGCCGAACCTTTTTGAATTTCTGGCGATAATAAATTTAGCGCACCTGCTGCTTCCGGTGTCATTGCTAAAGATGGATCACTCTTAACTCGTTCAGAGACCTCAAGCGCTTGACCAACCTCGTCGCTCATCAAAAAATCCATATTCAGCAAGCGATTGTTTTGCATAATATGCAGCTCTTCATCGCTCGGCTGATATTTAACTCCAGCCTTTCTCGCTGCTGCTTGCTTTGCAAGTAGGAAGGTGGCCTCCTGCTTTCCTTTTTCAAAGTCAAATGATTCTACTTTTCGATTATAAAGTTCATCTGCGCGCTTATCCTGCTTTGCTTGGCGCTGCTGGTTAATCACTCGATCATTCTTGTTTTGCTGGAACGCCTCTTTACGCATTGCGGAAGCTTCTTTATTGTTGTCAATAGACTGAAGTGCTGCGTAGGTGTTCAACCCTCTATCAATAAAATTCATTATGAATACTCCGATATTGCGTAACCAACAACTGCGCCAATAACTGCGCCCCAAGGCCCACCCGCGCTGCCGTAACTTGCTCCTACAGCGGCTCCTGTTGCAGCGCCAGATATTGCAGCATTGGTATTTTGTTGTTTCTTCGCCTCCTTTTGCTGCTTATTAATTCGCTCTCTTTCCTCTTTGCGCCGCTCATCTTTTTGCAGACCTTGCAGGGCCTGCCCTTGCATATCAGTACCGTAATCAACTAGACCGTAACCCATCCCCATTACCCCTGTAAGTTTTGTTTTTCGACGGTCTGAAGGCTTAAATCTCCAGACAGTATTTGATCTTGTAAACCCTGTGTATAAAGGCGCGCGCTATTCAAACCTTGCGTTAACGAAGAGCCTTTTCGCAAGTCCTGCTTTTTCGTCCTTGCTTGACGCTGCCTTGCGGTTTCAGAAATACCATAACCACTCAAACCTTGCTGATAACTTTTGTCAGCTGTGTTAAATCCACGATCAATACTGGACCGAACATTCGCTAGTGACTCAGCAACCGGTGCGTCACTCGTAGCGAATTCAATTGCTTGGTCTTCGTAAGTAGAATAATTATCAATATAGTTTTGCCATTGCGCTTCAAGTAAGTCCGCAGTGCCTCCGGCAGCTGAGCCGTCATAGTTGACCAAATAATTATTGGGTGTGTTCTGGTCGTACCCAAGCTGCGAAGGTGGTAAAGAATCTAGCGCTGGACCTGCTGGCTGAACCTCTTGGGTTGGAACGGATGACCTGCCCATTTTTATACTCCCCAGTAAAGATCGTCGTCATCTTGTACCGGCTGATTCCAGTCGGGTGCAAGGTCGTCGCTCTTTTGACTTTTGTTGTAAGAATAAGCTCCCAGCCCCGCCACGCTTCCGGCTGTATCGAGATTGTTCGCTCTTTTTTGTTCTGCTAATTGCGCATCACTTATTGCCTTTTTCTGGCTTGTGTCAGCAAGATAATTTAAACCTCTTTGGGCCTGCGTTTCTTCGCCTCTACCCATATTTAAGACATTCATTAACCCTCGTCCTTTTGATTCGGTCATAGATACTTCTGCTCGCGCCATGCCGTCGCCGCCAGACTCTGCCTGATCGGTAGAGATGTCGGAAAGTGACGCCTTAAAGTTGCCGCTATTAGGGTTAATGCCTCCCCTTATCTTGCTGTCCGCAACTCTATCTTTAGCGGATGAAAATGCTGAGAGCGAATCCTGTGACGCTTTACCTGTAGCGTAAGAGCGCTTACCTTTTGAATCAAGATCATCGACTTTTTCACGGTAAAGCTGCTTTAGGGGCTCGAACTTTTCCATGCTCCGATTCCAGCGGTTAATATTAATTTCTGCCGCTTTTTTTTCCGCTGCCGTTTCTTTAACCTTATTATCGCCGCCTTTATAATTTAGGTGGTATTTTGTATTGATTGGCTGGAATTGGCCGCTATCTTCGGGGTCACAAAAACCAACCTCTAGCTCATAGTTTAAATTCATAATTCAAGTCTCCACACGGTATATGCTTTTTTGTAATTCAGTTTTGGAACAATCCTTTCAAACCCGTCTCTGTCAGTCCAAAACTCAATAAATTTTGCGCCAAACTCTTTGGCTATAAGGTCAATATCTTTTTCGTATTTTTTAATTGCGCAGCCTGACATTGAATAAGCAAACCAAAGTAGTAGGCCGTCTTTTCTCTCCCTTATCGCTGGAGCAATAACAATAAAGTCGTCACCGCATGAGAATAATTTTGCAACGCCTTCGTCAAGAGAATCCTTAATATCTAAAATATTTTCTTGGCTAGTGTAGCCCTGCATCTTTTCTTCCATAAAATCCCATAACTGTTCATGCTTTACGAGCTTTAGTTTCATTTGAAAAGTAGCCGGTTAGAATTAATGCCAATATTATTCATAAGAAGAAAGCCAAGCAGCATACTGTGTTTGAGTTGCGCCGCCTGCCACAATAAACGCTCGGTACTCACCCATAGCTTTTGTAGACCTTAATGCCTTGAGCTCTTTTAACTCGCTTAAATAGCTTACCGATGTTGTTATTGTAACAGTAATAAAGCTGTTGTCTGACAATTCCCACTGCCTATGTTCTGTTTCAGAAGATGATTCTAGCTCTGTCCAATAATCTACAATTGTTTGAAGTCTTTTTTGCGTTACATCATCAAATAAAAATATATTTGTATCGGCAACTTCTACAGGAAAGTTTTCAATTGTAGTTAACCCGCTTCGTAATTCTAAGTTAGTGACCAAAGGATCGTATGGAGTAATGGCAGGCATATTAAGTAAACACCTTAAAATTTACATCGTTAAAAGGAAACAAAGAAAATTTCATATCGTACTCACCAATGATAGGCGTACTCCATGTAATAAAACCATCATCTACTTGAATGTCGCCTGCCGGATGACTAAAAATAGCACCAACCGGTATATTTTCTATAAAAAGTACATCGTTTACCCCCATGTAAAGTTCAGTAAATGAAACTATAGGGTCTGGGCCATGAGTGCCTGTTAGCGGCATTGTTGGACGATCAACTACTGAAGTGCCGTCGTAGTAATAAACATCATCATAATCACCAGAAAAAGAAACCTCATCAGGTGTTGCATCAAATATAACGCCATTGCTTGTTTTTCTGATAAAACTTCCATCGCCTCCGTTAGCAGGGTTAGAAAAATATGAAACGCTCATCGTTTGGCACCCTGAAATAAAGCCCTAAACGGGCCTTTTATTAGCGGCCCCCAACCGCCTATCGATAAAAATCCAGTAAAAGCAAAGCGGTATGTATTTACCCCCAAGCTAGTTATTGGGTGTGTAAAATTTTCCATATTCAACTCTTCTAAATTATAACCCGTAATAACAGGTACAGTACCCCCGCCCCCGTTTGGATCTGGCCCTACACCCATTATTGGTATAACGGTAGCCACATAAGACTTTAGCAATACATTGTTAAGATACACAGAAATTGTTGGTAATCCACCAGAACGATAAGAATTCCCGCTATGCGGAGCATCTAATAGTAATTTAAGTTCGTGAAATATTACTTTTTGCCCTAAAGAAAAATTGGAGTAATTAATAGAAAAAGAAAAAACGTTAGGCGCGCTTATGCCATCTTGACTTCCGTTATTAGCAATTATAGTTGTGTATGATGGCGAGTCTATTTCTTCTATTACAGTAATAGCATTATCAGCAATATTAATCGTGTTCACTGCGTTAATTGCGTTAGCTGTTAGAGTTCCGCTATAAGTTCCTGTAGCGCCATCTAAATGATTTGCAGTAATATTTCCGCGAGCGTATAGATTTTGAATCTCAACAAAGCCATTCTTATTTATATTCCAGCCGCTTACACCGGTAACATAATTTGTAGACTGTAAAATATTTCCGATATAGGCATTGGTGATATTACCAACACCAATATTGCTTAATAAAAAACTTGAGCTAATGCCGGTAACTTTATCTACAGCGAGCGATCCTATTTTAGCGTCGGTTATTGTTGCGTCCTGAATTAAGGCGCCGTCCATCACGACTTGATTACTTATTGTGTCTACAGCAAATGTGAGAAGCTGTGCCCCCGCCGATCTAATGCCAAACAAGTCAACGTCGAATATTTGGGTTTCTAAGTCGCTCGTATCGATTAAGCCGGAAATAAGCTCTAAAACTTGTGCGGGGTCCTGACTTATTGCGCCTAATATTCCAGAACTACTATTGGGCGGCCCCTGTATGTCGGCAGCGCTTGTAAATCTAATCCAATAAAAATAATTTACGCCCCGAACAACATCGACGTCCGCAAATTGAAAACCAATAGTTTGATGAACGGCTGTAGCAGTAGCAATGTTGTCCGAAGTATTTCTGTAAACAGTGGTAAAGCCGTGGTTAGAATATAGAGAATCGGGGGAACCCCAGATTAAGTGTATATGGCTAAAGCCTCCAGTAACGGCTAGGCTCGTTGGCACTGGAGGAATCGTTAGGTTATTTTCAGCGCCTCCCGTACCTGTGCCGCCCGACGATAAATTGGGGGCAAACCCGCTAATTAACTTTAAAACACTTGGATCTGAAAGATCCTCGGCGCGAATCCACCGCTTACTTTTGTCCCTGCTTTGTCCATCACCTTGCTCAAGTGTTCTTTTTAACCCGTCCAGCAATCGCTTTGTTTGATGGTCCAGACCTCTTGACGTGGGTGACACTCCACTCATATCAATTCACTCATGCTTGACGCAAGCTGTACCCTAGTGACTTCACCGGTGCCTCTATACTCAAACTGATCATCACGGTATCGTGACCGAGAAGGCAGACGAAAACCCTTATTGTTTTGCACGGCTATTGTTTTTATTGATATCCCGTCTCGAAAAAACTCGAGAGTTTGCGGGTATGAATTAGCGTCAACCTTCGCAACCGAAAGAAATTGATCCTGCGGCGACTGGAATAACTTGCTTCGCCATCTTCCTTCAAGCTGCGCGCCCTCATTCCAAGCGGTTAATGCCGTGCCCTGCTTTAAATAAAGTCTGCCGGTTTCCCTGTCGACGTATCCAGCCTCGGCAAACTGGTCAAAGAATATAAATCCCTCTTTCGGTGAAAACATTAACGCACCTTGATCAACGCCATTATCATAAAACGCTAAATATCGCTCGTCATAGCGGTACGCATCAAAGCTGGCAGGATTAAGCGCCCTAAACTGTTCTGGCGTTATTAAATCCTCCGATATAAGCTTTGCTTCCGCCCCACCTGCCGCGACTAACCCATCTGAAGAGGCATAAATAGCAAACCCACCCATATCAACGATCGATCGTCGCGATACGCAAGCCTGAATAGCGTCGATTTTATCTGCCCCCATTGAGCTAGGGTCGATACCTGTAATTACATAAGGCTTGCCGGTTGTCGCAACCAAAATACCAGAAGATGTGACCGAGGCGCCAACTACGTCAAAATCTAACCCCTGCTCATACTCGGGTGGCCAAGCATGCGGCCTGAACGGTTCAGAAAATGAAATAGTGTTACCATTCCACCCCATTATCCCGCCATTCGGTAGCGCAATAGCACCCTCAAGCAATGGGTCCGGCGCAAACCAGTTCGTGCTTGGCAGTACCGTACCTAAAAGATTAGAGTCGACCGAATCATCGTAGGTGGTCACGGCGGCACCAATATCTGCAACAAACAGGAATTCACCGGACAATTCAGAGCGGTAAATTCGCTTAGTTGCAATGATGAAATTACCGGAAGATACCGGAATGTTTGACAGGTTGACAGGTTGACCATCCCATCGATCAACCGTAACAGTAACGCTGCTCGGTGGACCTTCCGCCCCAAATTGATCTATATAGGTAACGACATAGTTTGTTGTAACAACCTCCACGTCATCCGGTGCGGCAATTGCTGGACCGGTAACGCTTATCGCCCCGACCGGCACCGGAATACCAAGATCATAAGTGGCGGACGGATAAGGTGCGGCAGTTTGGGCAATACTGGAAACCGTAAACTTAGGCACTCCATCACCAAAAATATAAGTCATAAGATTGGTGTCAGAAGCTATCGGCCCCCTTATAACGTCCACGACATTATCAAACTGAAATAAGAAGCCTCCAGAATCAGGATTGTATCTGTAGATAGTTTTTGTTGCCGGAAGTATCGGCTGAGAAAGGTCTAATGGTGCTTTATAGGTTTTCCATGTTGCATTTCGCAGGTCCATATTGCGAGCTTCACCGGCATAATTTTGGCTTAGCTGGTGGTCCTCAACCTTTGGCATCTCACCTAACGGGACACGTATATCGATTCTAGCCATTATTTTTCGTAAGCAACCTGTTTTGGCGACTGTCCGCGCACTGCCTGCCAGCTAACGCCGAGAACGTTAGCGAAGGTATTTAGATGGGTTTGAGCCCTAGAAATATTAGGTGTGCCCTCTGTGTCAGAGCTGAACAACACATAAAGCGCATACTCAATCAATGGCTGCCGGTACTCATCATTCACAGTTGTTTGTGTGGTTGCGTCCACTACCAAATTAGGCTGTGGCGTCATGCTCGCAATAACTGTAATGCTGCCGCCAGCGTCGATAGGCGGATTCAGATAGAAAACCGTTTTCTCTCTCTCATCAAAAATATACTCCCTTGCTGTTGCCTGTGGTGTAGCTGATTGCCAATCGGGGGTAAATGTATTCAAGCTTGTCTCACTGACACGATGAATAACCCTCCCTACCGACGATGGCGAACCATTGCGGACCACTGACAGTAATTGTGTTGCGGTTGTTGGCAGTGATTGCCTTGAGCCTTGCACGCACACCACGTCTAATTCTGTCGATGTTGCGTCCGGCCGGTATGAGTGAATTGATAGCTCAGCACTTAAAATCGCACTATAGATAAACTCGCTCGTATACTGGTCTTCATCAATGTCGCGCAAAATCTCTCGAATATGCGATTCTATCTCTTGAATTAACATTCACCTACCCAGCCTTTAGTAAAAATAGTTTTGCCTCGAACAAACTAAAGTAAAAATAGTTTAGTTAGGGCCCTAACTTTACTAAAAACACTTTAGTTTGGTTGTAATTTATATCCGAATAGATAACGGCCCCGAGAGGCCGTTTAATTAAACATAGTTAATGACGACCGTTGCTGCACCATCTGCAGAAGGTGTGTAAGTAACCTCACCATCCTCTGCGAATGTGTACGGCTCAAAAGCACCATCAAGACCTGCAGCGCTAGATGTTACGCCATCAAGATAGCCAATCGTGCCCGCAGCGCCAAAAGCTGCAGTGCTAACGATGGTTGTCCCAGCTTGCACTTGGATTAATTGATCTAAAACGCCAATGGCAGAAGTAACTTTCGCAATTTCCGTCTTGGCATTACCATGGGTGCCCGAATAAATGGGCTTATTGAAAATATTAGATTCCATAATGGATTCCTCTTAAAAGAATTAAAAATGGCCCCAAAAGGAGCCGTTAAGATTAAACTGAAACAGCCGTGTCCAAAGCAATAACGCCATGATCATTAACTCGACCATCACCACCTTGAAAGCGAATCTTGGCACAACCACGAATAGACGAGATTGATTGCTCTACTCGGTTATCGTGATCGACAAGTTTGCTGATATGCTTGAACGGAGACTTACCACCAGCATCACCCCATGCTTCAGCAACTGCTTGAGCGCCGAGTAATACCGCACGATGGACAGGAACGCTAGGAGTTACATCAGCTGTAATCAAGCCAGTAGCTTCATTAGTTGATACCGTTGCAACATCGCCAGCATTCCAACCAATAGCGCGAGGCGCTTTTTTGATCAAGATGTTTGACCACATAGCGCAATCACCCTTAAATAAAGGATGATCCATGCCTTTAGTGCGGTTATGGGCTGCCGTAATAAGATCCTGCCAGCGGCGACCGCTTGTATTTTCAGCCGAGGCCGAAGTCCAAAAGTCAAACCATTGGCGAGGACTAATATAGAGCACATAAAGCGGGTCATACATTGCGCGCTCATCACCTGTATAGCTAATAGGCTGCAAGGGAAAGGCATCTTCTTCGATCTGCAACATCAATCTGTCAACGTCAGTAAGCGAGAAAGTGTCAGCTGCAACAAGGCCGTCCATTGCCGTCTTGCCATTAGCATAGGTATGATGATCAAAAGTGGGCGGGCGAACCGGATTAACCATGATTTTGCTAAAGCTTGCGGCAGTAGCTACCGGCACCATCCAATCTTTACGCTCAAGCGTTCCACGATCACCGGCAAGCTGAACCTGCATTACTTGATCGCGTAACTTATTGCCCTGTGGACCAAGCAAAGAACGAGCAACTTTTCGCAAGTCGTGTGGTGTTTTTTGCTGAGTCATCTTGCCGCCAGAATCGACGCCTTGACGATATTGGTCAATCTTTAACGAGAATTCGCCTTTCTTCAATGAAGCTAAGCGGCCCTCGATGTCGTCGTCGCCCATCACTGGTTCTGTGTGCAATTGCTGGAACAAGTCTAAAGTAAGCTCGTTACCGGCCTGCTTTTCGAGATTAGTAACTCGAACACATGGAGCGGCTTTGCTGGTTTGCTTAGATCCATCAACCTTGCTTTCTTCAACTGCCATAGGCGCGCTGTCACAAAGTAAGTTTGAAAAGACGTTAGCGGAACTGGCTTCTACGAATAACGCTTGGCCAAATAGTTTTGATGCTTGTGCATCGGAGATGTTCGTAGGCATGATAGCCTCCTAATTAAATCGCCTCGAATACCTGTGCTCTCATGGCGGGCGTGAGCTTTTCTAAAGCGTCAATTTGCGCCTGTCCAGAAAGTTCGGCTATCTGCTCCACAAACGATTTTTCAACCGAGGGAGAAGTGCCGGATTCGGTAAGTGAGGACGGGATTTGTTGTTTGTCCTGAAGCTGTTTTTGAGCGATCTGTCCCGCTAACTTCTCGGGGTCAACCTTTGGCTCCGCTTTCGCGTTATCAAAAGGCGTAATTCCAAGGTCAGCTTGAACACGCTTTACAATTTCAGGGATGCGTTGTTTTAGAGAGAGGTCTTTATATTGCGGCAAGGCTTGAAGCGTAGTGTCGTGCGCTTGTGCAATTGGCCATATATCAGGGTCGTTAATCCACTCGCCTAGGTTTGGGTCTGACTCAATAGCCGCCATACCTTCATCTTTCGGTTCGTTTTGCTTTAAAAGCTTCGCAATCTGCGACTCAAGTGCTTCCACTCTTTTGCTTTGTGCATCTGCTTTCTGATAGACGGCTTTAACTGTTTGACCGAGATCGTCGAACTCATCGAGAGCTTCTAGCTGTTCCTCTGTTAAATTGCTGGGGTCATTGATGTTTTCTGGATCAACACCCGACTCCTTCAATTTATTTAAAAGGCCGCTATTTTCCTCCGATGCTTTTTTAAGATCCTCCATCTGCGTTTTAAGAGATGAAATTTCTTGATCACGTTCGGCAACCTGCTTCTGCTTTTGCTCGAATCGAGCGTAGGGCATTACATGCTTGCCATCTTTAGTTAAAATACCTTCTGGTGCGCTGGTCGCTTCGCTGTCACCGTCTTCAGTTTTGGGTTTAGTGTCTTCCTCTGCTTTTGATTCGGCCTGATCGGGGCTTTCCTCTTCAGCTGGAACATCACTTAACGCCAATTCTTCTTTCGGATCTTCGACCTCTTTTTCCTCGGCTCCTACTTCTTCGTATGCGTCCAATAACTTATTGATTGCATCCAAATCGCCACTTGCCACGGCATCGTCTATTGCTTGATCACTTAACTCTGACATACTTTTCTCTCTTCATTTGTCGCATGAATGCGTAGGTTTTTGCCTTCTATCGCTCAGGCTTACGAAAATTCGGGCACAAAAAAACCGCAATTAAGCGGCTTGTGCGAAATACTGTTTTGTTAAATTCTGGTCGAAAAAAAAGCCCGTTAAGGGCTCTCTGCTTTTAAATTAAGCCTTCTTGCTTTGCGGCTTCTCTTTTTGCTTGTTCTTCAGATTGTTTAGCCCTAGTCTTTTCATTAGCAACTAAAACTAACCCGTTTAATGCGACTTGAAGATCGGTAAACTTAAATACCGCTTCATTTCCGCCAATCTTTAAAGCTACGGTATGGCTGTCATCTGATAATTCAAAAGAGCCAATGGATTCTTTGCCGTCAACATAGACAAGCATTTTGGGCTTTGATTGATCAAACATGGTTTATTAATTCCTGTGATTGCGTTACGGGGGCCGTGCGCATAAGCGCCACTTCGGTTACTAGCTTTTTAATATTTGCTTTTGTCATCTGTAGGTCAGTAATTGCCTGCTGCTCTTCTATGCCGACTAGATTTTGCTTCTGCTCTGCTGTCATATTTTCAAGCTCAAGCTTTCTAACTTTTTGCTGCATTTCTCCCAGCTCAAGATTAGCCTTTTCTATCGATAGCTGTTCCATCATTTGCTGTATTTGCATTTGACGTTGTTGCGCTGCCTGCTGTTGCTGTGCTGCTTGTTGCTCTTCTGGCGTCATACTTTCTGGATCGATACCTTGACCGCTAAGTTTCATTACCTCAGCTACCATTTTTTCCCTATCTGGATGATCTGTGGTTCTCAACCAAAACGGCATTAGTGCCTGCTTAGCTTCATCCGGCAGAGTTTGGATAATCTGCATTAGCTGCTGTGAATTTTGCTGACGATAGCCTGAAGATGATTGAATATCGCCAAGAACAACCTTTGCTTTAGTTGAAACTACATCATTATCGACTAAGCCGTATTCATTCTTCTGGTTCAGTACAACTACTTTTGACCTACTGCCAACCTCTCCTTTTATTTTAACTTCGTGATTTTCTTTTTCTTTCAAGTCATCAACAATAAAATCAAGTAATAGCTCGCCTACCATGCGTCGACTGTGCCGATAGTTATCGTTTATCTCACCGAGAGTTGTTGCTGACTGCTCAACCAAAGAGTTGATAGCTATACCGGACGAGGCACTTGAATTCTGACCCAAGAATGAAGAATAAATGCCCGCCACTTCCTGTATCATTTTTTGATCGTCGCGCATCATGTCGTATTGTTGAGCGGCAATACTTTGCTCTCTCTCAATCCTAAAGCCATTAGCGTTTTTTCGATTAGCGTTTAAGTGGTACATACTGTCTGCACGATACGCTTGATCCATAGCTTGATTCGGGCTCATTCCCTTTAACGCATCCTCATCAACGAACATATTAAACGAATTAAGCTGGCTTGTTAGTTTTGACCGACGATTATTAACCTCTTCTTGCGGTGACAGCATTCCGCGAATCAAGCCATACGGTATGCCGGTCAAGTCTTCTTTGTATCCCCAAAATGGCACATACGGGAATTTATCGTGCGGCAACGGGCTAGGAATATCAACCACACGATGACAGCCAATAAAATACGCCAACCGCATTACAGCAAAATTAGCGTTAACTACTTCAGCTTTTCCGAGAGATAAAAGGTTTTGATGAATCGGGTTTTTAACATTTAAAACTGCGGATTGATCACCAAAGCGGATCACGGGCTTTCTAACCCATTCTCGATACCAAAGCTCATAAATCATTACGCGATTATTGTTAGTGTCTAGCCACTCATCTTGATTCAAGTGAGATTCACTGAAATCCGAATAGGCACCAAGCAAGCTTTTGTATTGAGATTCATCGTTATCATAATCAACAATAAAAGACTGCCAGTTGTTCTTAGTCATCCGCAAAAGGTCTTTATGATCGGGAAACATCATTTCCGCTTGATCTATCTCATACCACCTCTTTCTTTTGAGCCATCGCGCATCACTTAGGTCTGCATTCTTGCTGTGCCAGTCCCAGTATATTTCGTTGCGATGAACTGTATTGACCCTGTACTTGTATTTAAACGGATCGGTATTGCGGTTTATTTCGACCCAATTCAGGCCCGCTTTAATTTGACCAGCATAGGCGTCTGATACTGCTCTGTTTGCATCAGTTATTCGCGCAGCTTCGTTAAGCTCCACGTTAAGCCCGTCACCTACTTCTGCATGTTCATCATTATCTGCTCTAACAATCCAATCTGTTCGTGTCTTAGCTTCCATGCCGAGCACACCGTCAATAGCTGGACGAATTAAGTTATTAACGTGGTTTGGCTGCCCTCTTTCTGCTTTCGCTGCCGCAACTGCTGGATCAATCTGCTTGTCGTCGTAAAAATTGACGCACTTATCCGCAACACTTCGCCATTCCGGTTGCTTCGATATATCACCAATAATTTCTTTAAGCTTTAAAATGTCCATGCCGGTTTTCGCTTCGTCGTGGATCACATTGTTCTCCAGTCAGTTGACCGACTAAGATCGATCGGCATTGGTTTAGTTGATGCTATTGATAATCCGGTCATAACTAAGTATCTCGTCGCATCCATAATATGATCATTTTGTTTAACAATTTTGCCCTTCTCGTCTCGCCTGTAAATTCTGTATTCTTTTAGCCAATTTTGAAGAGTGGAGAACACCTTTAGCTTGCCGGAAGATAGACGCTGATAAACTTCCAGTATCCCCGCCTCAACCGCGTTGTCTGCCTTCGTTAAATTTAAACCAAGGCTTTCATAAGTATCCATTAAATTCTCGCCGTCTTTTTGACCTGACGCACGACTTGCTGGATCAATCGCGCCTTTAATCCAATCACCTCTACCCTTAATTGATTCTGCATGTATGCTCGGCTCGGCTTGACCCCTGTAATGCTCTGAGTACAAATAAAGAACATCTGAATCACGATCCAGCGCGCCCCAGACCGACGCTGTGCATTTCCATCCAACGTCCATCCCATAAGCCAAAGCCCAGTGTTTGGGTATTTCGAAAGGGTCGCAGATAATATCGCCTTCAAGAATTGGATAGATCGCACCCGCCCCCATGGTTGGGACACCTTTCGATCTAGCTTCTCGCTGGTGTGGCGGTAATGATGCAAGTAATTCATCTTTTTGTTGCTGCGATAAATGAGGAACATCATCCCACCCTGCTGTAATAACCGCTCTACTCATAGCAGATTTGCCGTTTCTAAAAATGAAACAGTAAGTGGGGTCAATCCGTTAATTGGCGTATACGTCATTATCATCAAGCCGTTTGTTGTCATTAACCTAACTAGCGCCTCCGAATAAACATCCTCAGGAACCTCTTCATCAAACCAAATAATATCGGCCTCAAAACCCTGAAAAATTCTTCGGCCTTGATCGTAGGACCGCATCATTATTGTTGACCGCCCAAATTCCCCAGCAATTCTTGCTGACTCAAGCGCTTTAGCTACACCCATTTTTGACTGAGTTGTGATTATTGATTTTTTCGGGATTAAGCCAGAGCCAATATCGTCGTGAGAGCCAAACAGCTTCTCTTGCAAAATATCTCTAGTTGTTGCGGCGGTATCGCCTGCAACCAAAACTCTAACCGGACGAGAAAACCTAAAGCCAGTCCACCAATGCGGATAATCACCAGTCATGTGGTAAACAACTTCGGCTCCACCGGCAACGGTTTTACCGACCCGATTACCGGCCATAAACAATCTTTCTTTGTGTGCCTTCCCCGCCGTGAAAAACTCCAAGTGCTTTGGGTACAATTCTCTTCTGAGATCACCCTTTTCGGGAAATAGCTCTTTTATCGCGTTATATTTCTTCCTCCTTGCCTTTTCCTCCAGCAGTTGGGCCAGAATTACCCTTTGATCACGGCTGAGTGAGTTTTGCGATTGCTGTGTTAAGCTCATCGTCGCTCATTCCCTCAAACTTAATATCGGTTTTATTTTCGGTTTTATCTGTAAGCAATCCATATCTCTTGCCCAGCAACTCCATCATTCCCTTAGCTACCGCCAGCTCTACCTTTTTATGCGTAATTTCGCCAAGTTTGACACCCTCTACAACAGCTGTTTCGACCCTCTCAGCCTCGCCAGTTGCCATGCGTAGTATGGACAAGGAATCTCTTAGCCAGTCCTCTTCACTGTAATTAAGTGCCGCCTGTGCTTCTTCTGCCGCTATCTCTTTAGATGTCTCCACATATTCGTTAACGTTACTATTTGTCACTAGCAACTGGCACGCATGTATTCGCGGAGTCTCACTTGCATAACCAGCATCCAAGTATGCTTTGGTCTGAGTACTGCCCTTGGCTAACGACTGAGCAAACAATAATGGCTGCTCTTTCATGCTCCCAGCTAATTCAATCAGTCGTTCTTTTTTTTCTTCTAAGTTCATAGGTTCCAGATATAAAAAAACCCCAATTAAGGGGTTTGTGGCTTACTTGTATTAAACTAAAAATAATCCCTTCTTTGCTGTACCGAAGGATCGTATTGATAGTTATAACCCCGCTCTACCTCACGCCTTGCGTTTGCGACTCCATTAAGAAAAACCGAGCGATAATAATTTGATTTGTTTGCGTCTTCCCATGTCTCCCCACTCATACCAAGCAGTCTTGATTTAATGCCTGCTATGATCGTTTCGTAATATCGATCATGTATGTCTCTTGAGTACTGCGCAGCGTCATGGCTTGGCTGTAGCGCAACTGTGAGATTGAGAGCGTCTGATATATTGTCTTGGTTGTACACCTCGATAATTGTAGGTGACAATTTTCTGAATGAAGGCTGTCGCATATCATTGTAGCCTTCGGTCATAGTTATAACGCTGCCGCTAGCATCCTTGGTTGCGATTGACTCAATATCGACAATAACTGTATTAGCTGGCGCAACTATTTGATAGCGATTACTTAACGTGTTGAGAGCCATGCCTTCTAACTCTTGCTGCCAATAATACGTCTCTTTGCAAAATTCAATAATTGCATGGCGGGCGTGAAACATTCGTAAATCGAATGATGATAGCGGTATCTCTGCGTGAACCTCGGGAAAAAGAGTCTCTATGTCGATTAGCGGATGCTCAAGATCGATATATTTTACAAGATCAACTGTAAGCGTGAAGTCAGCCGTTAATAGCCCGTCACTCGCCCTTATAATAAGCGAGTAAGATGCAATCTGGTCAAAATCCAGTGGTGCGGCGACCTGAATGGTTGGGCCCACTATAGAAAACGCATTCCCTGTGTTTCCGCTAACGATTGAATACGACAATACCTCAGTGTCTACTCCTGCCAGTACCGCTACTGTAAGACCAATATCTGCGTTATCAAGAATCTCGGCAGATTGATTTTGTACGACCGGTGGCAAATTCTCGTATACATCTAAAACACTTACTTGAACCGGATATGTAACGCTTGCCACATCGTCAGTAGCAACAACGTTTACATTGTAAGCATTGTCGGTCCCATCATCTGAAGGTAGCTCAAAATCTGGCGGCAATTGAAAAACAAGGTTGCCTTGGGCGTCAATAGAAAAAAGAGCACTATCAACACCGGATAGCGTATATGCAACTACACCAATCTCCCCTGTGGCCGAGTAATTTGATACCGCCGTGGCACGCTCTGCTATTTGCGGTGATTGATCTCCAGATACCGCCAGTACAACAACTGAAATAGGGAATGTCTGTATTGCCGTGGAGTTAGGCATTATGCGTTGTCCTCGGTGTAAAAGTGTAAGTGTGTGCTCGTAACTGCGCCAGCGTTAATATTAATAGTGTTTGGACCGGCCGTCATTACTTGGTTGTCTTCAAAAGGCTGCGGAGGTGGCGTGGCTGAATTTGTTATAGCCCAATACGCCAATCCCGCTTCATTGCTCGTAAATGTAACTGCAAATGTTGAGCCCGCCGCTATGTCGACAGTCGGCACAATAATATCAGTAATAGTTGGTGGGGTTGCATCTACCTGTATCTGTACAAGCTGAGCCAATGTAGCTACCGTTTCATTGCCTGCGGCATCTGTAGCAGTGTATGTTACCGAGTACACACCAGCCTGAGAGACGTTTACATTATTTGTTACTACTGGAGTTATTGCCCCGTCGATAGCATCACTGGCTGTAGCAGTTGGAGCAGTAAAGTTATCGCCAACGGTTATAGCTGGTAATGAATCGCCATCTACATAGCCTCCGGTGATCGAGATAACAGGTGCCGTCGTGTCTGGCACGCTTGTATCATTAACTGTTAAGGTCCATGCCTGAGTTGCTGTTTGGCCAGCCGCCTCAGTTGCGATTAAACCGACTTCGTAAATGTTATTACCGTTGGCATCTACAGGAGTGGCAAACGTTCTAGCAACCATGCTAGTAACACCAGTTGAGCTATTAACTGTAAATTGTGCAGAATCAGCACCAGTTAAAGTCCATGTTATCGGCGCTTCTGGTGTACCTGTAATTGACGGAGCTGCTGAAGCGTAGCCAACACCTTCATTTATAGAAACATTACTTATTGCGTCTATTGTAAATTCGTTGGGGTCATCTGTAACAGTTAATACGAAAGGCCAATCAACACCGTTATTTCTAACAGTAGCGTTGTAAGTATTATCTGTTCCATCATCCGCAGGCGCTTCAAAATTCGAGTTGGCGCGAGAAACTGTAACGCTTGTACCGTTATCAGTTAAAGCTAATTGTGCAGCATCGGCACCTACCAACGTTGTCGGCCCAACTGGATTAGTAATCGTGTAAATCTGAGAAAATACTGTATTTTCTGCAATGGTAATTGCCTGATTACCTGAGATACTGGTTACCGGAGTAAAGTCTTCTATGGTCCATGTATAAGTTGGCGAGCGAACACCATTATGAGTGTATTCATATTCACCACCCAATACACCGCTCGCAAAATCAGGAATGGTATCGGCACCAACGGTTGAGCCTGTAGTTGGGCCTGAAGTTACCCTCCAGTGGACTATACCTCCAGTAACTAGAACGTCAGAATAATCATTCTCTATAAGCTCTTTCCACGATTCCGTGTTTGCATAGTTTAAAACAGATCCGTCATAAGTTGTATCAGTGAAAAGCGATGCTGTAGCTGTAGTAATTGTAAACGTATCAGTAATTGTGCCGATCGTAAGAACAACATCAACATCAGTTGAATTGCTTGCTGAAGAAGTGCCGCGAACTGCTACCGTTTGCCCTACCGTTATAGTTCCCGATGCAGATGTAAACGCACCACCATTGATCGAGTATTCGCCACCAACAATACTTATCGGTGCCGCAGCATCAATACCAGCGATAGCGATAGCATTCGATGTAGTAACAGTGCTTAACGCTACGCCAGCCTGATCAGTAAATGTAATTTGATCTGGGTCAGTATCATCAACAGTGCCGACACTGTAACTAATAGCAACTTCAGGACGAGTACCGTCTGTACCTGTACTTTTAGCAAAAAACCGAAAACCACCATCACCATCAAAAAGTGTAGGTGAGAGTATTATCTGGTTGCCAGAGTTTGTAATTAACGATTGAACAGCATCAGAAATATCGAATACAGCAGGGTCAGTGTCAGAGACAGTTGTAATAGGATCTGTTGCAGCATTTTTATCTAGTGCGCCTCTTGCACCTGCCGTTTCCCAGCTTGAGCCTGTGGCAAAACTGTTGTAAGTAGCCTCTGTTAGAACTACAGAACGTAGTGACGCATGTGCAGAAATACCAAATGAACCGAAGCCACCTCCATTGAAAGGCATAGTCAAGGTGGCAAAATCTACAGTTGCGGTTACGGGGATAGCAGCAGCAGCTAAACCAAGTAGATGCAAAATGCCAACGTTGGCCTCTCCTGCCCCATTACCTAAAGCTAAATTAGCATCAGCAAAGTAGTTAGCTCCTGCGTTTTCTTGGCGTATAGATGCTTCTGATAATCCAGCAAATACAGCATCAGGCGCTACAGTATGCTGAACAATTAAGTTGTCTGTTATAACGATAAGTGGCATTAGATATTTAACCCCTGAGCCCTGTAATAAACCAAGCTTTCACGAATATAGTCGTTCAACAAAGACCAGTTATTTGTAATAGTTGCTGTAGCTAATCCTGAAGGTGGAACATAAGCTAGTGGTAAATCTTGCTCGAAGAACGCTTGATAACAAATAGCAGCGTAGAGAAAGTAAGTTACAGGTTCACCGTGCGGTGAATTGTCTTGCCATAAAATTTGACTATCGTTAATAGCTGCAAAAGGTGCGGGGTCAACACCATTTCTTATTGCTCCCAAGAACATGTCAGCCATTATCGGACCGCATGGAACAATTCTAAAGTTCAGCGTTGGATGAGCAGCAACAAGACCATCGTAATAGGACACATACCAAGTGTGGTAGTTTGTCCTGCACTCTTCCCAATAAGCATTTATCTCTGCCGTTGTTAGAGCGTTACTTGCCGCTTCTTGCATGTGCTCATAAACCCATACATCTGAGCTTGGAGAGCTTGCTTCAATGTACGCCATTACTGCACTAGCTTTTGCGACAGTTGTTGCAACGGTTTCTGTCTCGTATACAAAGTTAGCAGGCATGACAACTAAACTGTCAAACGCTGCATCAGTGAAGCTTACACCCTCAATCCATGCGTCTGGAGTATTCGCTGCACCAGTAACTATCTCAGGCGGTATTGTCTGGTTTTCTAGTTGACCAAACTGCCCTGAACTTCTGTAATCTAGGGCTGCCGAATTTGTAAGCTCACCGATCCACCAATCTGTCCATACCTCACCGTTAGGATAAGTAGCATCAGTATGTTGCCAAAGGGAGTGATGAAACGCGTATTGCCTTAAAGACGTTATAGCTGCATTAGCCGCAACAATATTGAGAATTCTATTAACAGTAATCGAGACATTACCGGCAGCATCAGGGTAAAAATAAGGTAATGTATAACTACCACCTACAGTTGAGTAATCAACTCCAGATAAGTCAGCAAATACTTGGCCTGTACCGTCAACATTATCGTTCCATGTTGCGCCTTGATCTGTATATGTTGTATTAACAACAACATCAACACTAGCAGCACCGTTTAATGCAATAGTTGGCGCAACTAAATCAGCAGCAGAGGGAACAATGCCATCTTTCCAAGTGCGGTATAAAGTCGTTCTTGGAATATCTGGTAAATACAATTCACTCTTAGAGCCCCATGTTCCAGAGGTTCCGTACACGTATAAATCTGTACTCGTAATAACCATGTTACGAATACCGATTTGCTGGCAGCGATTGAAAAAATAGTTTTCAGTATTTGCCATGCCTTGAGTTAAAGCAAAGTCTAGAAATGCCTGCTCTCTTTCTTGCTGAGTACCGTTTGACCCGAGTACTGCCAACAAATGTGCGCCAGCTTCATAGGTCCAAATATTTTCCGGCAAGATGCCAATATTAATATGTGCTATAAAGCCGGTCTGAATCACGGCTTCAGCAGAGACAATATTGGCGGCTTCCATCGTTGCTTCGCTATCACCTACCTGCCACTCTTCAGCCGCATTGTAATAAGCACCTAAGCTAACTACATCAAAATTACCATTAGCACCATTAACACCTATTCTTTCTTGCGTCCTGCTAATAAAGTCGGATTGCGTCTCAATAACTCTTACAGACTCTCTGCCACCAGCAGTAAACACAGGGACAGCAACATCAAACATTTGAGAGCTTCTTAAACCATGTGAATTATCGACTTGAGTATCAAAGTTAGCACCATCTAAATCAAATGCAGTTTCAAGCCATCCGTAAACCTCTGTTACGCCAGCAGGAGCAGTAAATGGTGTAACACCGTCCGATTGTAGAACCATATCTACTGTATCAGCAGTAGCATTGGTCACTTGAATACGCGTAAGCACAGGTGCGGGCCACGAATCACCGCTTGCATGATAGGGACCAAAACCAGCTAAACGAGAGGAGTTTGGCGATACTATTGATGCTAATAGCTGACCATTTGTAAATCCATGACCTACGCTTGTCCAAGTATTTGAACTCGGCACTGTAGAAAACGTTGTCTTAGCAATGTGAATCGTACGAACTACTTGTGCGTTATACCAAAAAAGTGTGTTCCACGACTCGTTAGTGTAAGCAATAGCAACACGTATACCGGCATTTAAGACAGAATGAATAAGAGTTGAAGCCTGTAGCACCCAATCGTTAGAAGCGTGAGGCGGTATATTCCAGTAAAAAGTGTCCGCACCAATGTCATTAACCATGCCTGCTTGTACTTCAAGGCTAAATGTAGAAGCCCTAGCACCAAACGTTTCTCCTGCACTTAAAAAAGTATCTCTTTCTAAAACTGACACATAAGACAATGAGTCTGGCGTAGTACGCCTTGCAAAATCTTGCTCAAACACTTCGTGTGGAAGTAAGTTACGAACGATAGGTGAAGGCATATCGTCACGAATATATGACAACCAGCCACCGGCTAACGCATTAGCATTGGCTTGGAAAGCAACAACATCTTCTGAATAAACAATGCTTACAGCAGTAAGATCCGCAGCGCTACCGTCACCGGACCTAACGTACAAGGTAATAGCTTGGCTTGGCGCAGCGGTAAATGTGAATGAACTTGCAGACTGAAAGCCAGAGTCAACACCACCGGCAAGTATAGATACTTCTGCACTACCGGTTTTAAAGACGGTGTATGTTCCAGCTCTCGGAAACGTTTGCAGAAAATCGTAACAAATTTGACGCTGCAATTGAGCAGTACCATCAATTGTTACATGTTCTTTTTCATTTATTGTATAAGTACCTGTACCGCCGTTATCTGTCCAACCGCTCGACATCTTAACGAGATCAGCCATAGGCCAAGCACCATTACCGGTAGTTGGGTTTGCGACTAAGGTGCCGATTCTTAAGGTGTTGGGGTTTACTACAGGAGCGGCTACACCACTAGGGTTAGAGCCAACCTTTCTACCTGAGACGCTGTCTGCACTTATCTGAAACGTACCGCTTGAAGCCATTATGGGGCCCTCAATATTGGGCGAGTATTTCCGCGCTTAGCCGCTCGGCTTGCAAACCGCTTAACGCCTTCATGGGAATACCAAGCTCTGACTTTATTCATACCGTCATCCAAGCAGATTTCTTTCATCTGCCTATCAACATATTTTTTCTTGTGTTTGGGCAATAAACCTTCGCGTAACAACTGATAGCAAGCATCGTGAAAAAGAGATGCACGCATAAAGGTTTTAGTATCGAAAGATGGGCCGGACGGACCATCCCAAGCATAACCTTTATGGACAATAAGAAGACCGGAGGTGTGAAGCTCGATGAAACCAGAAGGTGAAACAATGTTTTTTTCTGGGCGAAGACCGGTTTGGAAATATTCAGTTTCGTAAAGCTGGTATTTATAACCCTCCTTATAAAGCATTAAAGGTGGTAGCTCGCGCCGATCTTGATATTTTTTAACAGAAAAGAGAGGCTGTAAACTGAATCAGCCGGTATTGATCCCTTGCCCGCATTTTCTAGCGCGATCCTCTTCGCTTCATTTGCGGCGAAGTTAATGGCCGCCATTCTGGACGGCCTTATATTGGTGCCTGTATATTTTTCAGCAATATACTGGTCAATGCGGTCCGGTGTTATCTGGCTCTTATCGATGAAACTATCGTACCAAACAGTAACATCGTTAATACCGCCTATCATTTCCTTTGCAAACGATAACTGCTTTGAGCGAGTAGACTCGGTCTTGATCGCCTGATAAATACCCTCTTGCAACAAAACACCGTATGCTACCGGATTCTTTTTTATTGATGAGCCTATGCTCTCTAGGGTTGAGCAGCCAAGGGCTGAAAGCATAAGAAATGCGCTAATCAGTAGTAACTTTTTCATTCTTTATTTCCTCAATAATGGGTTTAATGATGGCCTCAATCGCAACCTTAGCCGCAAGCCTTTGCTCTGGAGTCATGACCGATGTATAAGTAATATTGCCCGCACTGATTGCAGCCGCAAAAATCCAGCCGCCATACCTTTTAAATATATTCTTCACGCGCGTATTGCTCCGATATTAAGAAGCGGCCTCAACTCCAAGGGACAGTTATTTTTTACAAGTCTGAGTTGAGCCGCTAAAACTTTAATTGTTAAGTGTTACTTAACATCAAATACCTGTTTCCCCAACCTTGGGTGAACCGATAAATGTATCCATCGACCATACTCGTTAATAAGCTGGTCAAAATGAATTAGATGGGGAATTTTTTTAATAACGTCCTCGATTGGAACGTCTGGAATTGTGAAGTCTACTGCCAACCCTAGTCTGTGGTGAGAGTTTTTAGAGCCGCCAATCTTTACGTTTAACTCATCACAACGAAAACCACTACTAACAACTACGGGCCGTCTAAAATAAGATCGTATAACCTGCAAAGCTAAAGCTGTTCTTGCTAAATTGTCGTTTACTGCATCATTCGGGGTGTTATCAATGCCATGGCGTGCGGCGGTTTGGCTAAATATCATTTCTTCGTAAGTGATATTCTTTGCAAGCCAGATCATCAGTTTATCTTTATCCCTGTTTTAATATAAATAGCTACCATTACAGCAAAGGAAAGAACGGTTCCGATAATCCAAAAAAAACCTTTTGCAACCTTTCCAATCCACCCGCCCACTTTGACAGCTCCAATGTAAGCCGTCCAAGCTGCAATCGGGGCTTTGATAGTGTCCATTATTAAAACGATATTCTTAGTGTTATCCCTGCTTACTTCTAGTATCTCGTCCAATTTTTTTCTATCTTGAGAGCGCTCAAGCGCATAAAACTCAAGATGCTGTTCAAGCTGAGACTTAAGCTCCTCTAATTCTTTTGGCATTAAAATATCTCAGGCGTAAAAAAACCCGCCGAAGCAGGTTTAAGGTGTGTGTATAGGAGGTGTCGCGCAGTTGTTACACGATGAACAGATTATATACTTTTCTATCAGCCACAAAAGGCTTAAATATTCACCCGTGAAGAACTAAAGCAGTTTAGCGATATTTCTCGAACTTTTTTCTTCATTCTATCTATATTTTGTGGAGTAACATTTAATTCATCCGCAACAGATTTAACGCTTCTTGTGTACTGAGAATAATAATTAATGCAAAGCTCTATTTTATCTTGGGGCAGCAAGCTAACTTTTAGATTAAAGTCATGTAGCTTTTCTATTGTGCTGGGCTGCTTGATTGCTAGGGTGACAATTTTGGAGTTCTTTGTATTTCTTGTCTCCGTGCCTCTAGCTGTCATATAAAAACCATCTAGCCACTTATCAACTTTATCGCCTGTTTTTCTTGATCGCTTCCCTCCATGATTTTTGACTTCCAGCAACGCGGTTTCGTAAAACCCTTGATTCAGAGGAACCCCGCCCTCTCTCGAAGCTTCCTCTCTATACTCAATCGCAAACAATGGCATGTTCTTGAACATTAGAGACCATAGACGGGGTATCTTGTCTAATTTTTCCATCGTTGGCAGGGTTTCGTTCATAAGACATTGTCCTCTCTACAGTTGTAATAATTGCATTGCATGTCAAACATGTTCTTTTCTTTATCAGGCCGTCACTGGTTACTACGTTATTTGGATGACACCTTGTATCTCTTACAGTCTCACACCAATCGCAATGGTAATTAGACATAGCCCCTCAACCTCTTTAAATGCCTAGTGCGGCGGTTAAATATCGTTTTCATTCGCTTCAAGTATTCAATCTCATATCTTTTTATGCTGTTATCGTGCTCTAGCCTTTCGACACGAGGTAAGCCGATTTTCTTTACTAATCCTATCCTGTAATCAACTGCATTACCTGAGCCGTGGCGGTTACACTTGACGCATTGTCCGTGAATATTAAATGTATTAAATCTAAGCTGTTTTGCGGCTCCTTTGCTTCGGTAATGCCCCGCGTCAATAGTCCCGCCGTATTTCTGCTCTGGTAGATTGCCGCAACTAATGCACGGCTTTCCAAAATCTCTAACTCTTATATATGCCCTTACCGCCGTTTCCGCTTCGGCCACCCACTTAGGTTTTGTCTTTATCGATTCTTTATCTGCACGATGCTTTGCGCTGGCGACTTTCTTTTTCTTGGCTTCTGACTTCTTCTTGCCATGCAATGCCGCATGATCAAAACTGCAAAAGTAGCCAAGAGGAACGCTAACCATATTTTTACCGACACCATATTCTTTACAGTATCTGCAACGCTTCTTTTGGTTTTGCATTAACTATCTCTTGCTGCCTTTGTTAGTTTTGATGGCATGGTTATATTTTTTTGCTTTCTTGATATGCTGCGCAAATCCAAACAGATAAACCGGAATACCCCATAAAGCAGAGAATAAAAATTAGATCCATAAAATGCTCAAACCTTTCGCCAAAAATTAACTTCTCAGCTAATCCCAGAAATAAATTAAACATTACATAAAAAAGCATGATGGTAGCTACCATAATAAACGGGTTTCCATCTGATGCTTTTGCTAACGCCAGCGCTGATAATTCAAGCTTGTTCATCCTTACTTCCTCTCTAGTTAAGTTAAATGATATTTATTTAATTTCCCCTTAAGTGCAGGTATTCTTTTTCTTTTTGCTCATCTTCTTCACCCTATGCCCTATTGATTAATCGTTGAGGGGCTGGCGCGCAAAATATCTCTAACCAGCTTAGTGCTCTTCCAGTCTCGATATGTGCTGCAACCGGAAAAGCAAGAACCTGTGCCCACCAACCTATTCTCATTAATAAGCTCTCTTGCCTTGGCTGCACTCAAAACATTTTTGCTGACCATTCTCCCGTTCTTAACCTCACATAAATTAAAGGTGCCTTTGCTGTTAGTTATAAACATATCGCGGCAAATTTTCGGACTCTTTGTGCCCTTTCTTAAAGTTGTGCTTACCCAGTTCATCATCTACCCCTCACTGTTAACGTAATTATCGCTTTGATGGCCAAGCCGGTAAAACCACGCCATGCTCGGAATATTTGCGAATAATAGTTTCAGCCACTTTCGACGGCTCAACCGTGTTTTGATGCTCTGACGAAACCTTGCCAGTCATAGCTTTAAGTAAGCGTTTGTACTGCATGTCTTTTATCATCTGCATTGTCCAATCGATTTCTATGCTGTCTTTGCCCAATATAGAATCCATCACGCATGGCAACCCTGCATCATTCAGTGTGTCAGCTACCATTTGGCACCAGACATGCAATGATCCCCTCTGTGCGCTGGTCATGCCTCTGTCAGTGCCATACTTAATATAAACAGGCTTATTACTTTTTAGCGCTTGCGTTGAGAATTCATCAAACCCGCGCATGATCTTATCTATGTCAGAATGGTCGTGTACTTCTGCTTGCATTAAACAGCCCACCAAGTCATGCACTGTGATTTCTTAATAAAACATTTGCGGCCCTCTTTTCGTGTACCGCTACAGTCAACCAAGCCTTTTTCACGATTGCTGTTAGCTCTAACCGTTTGTAGAACTCGCAATCTCTGTGCGTCAGCGTCAACTGTTGATCTAGCAACTTGGCTTGTCTTGACCATCATGGCTACCTCTTAATAAATGCGGTCTATATATTTCGTTAAATTCTTTTGTGGTTATTAGGTGGTGACCCATTACTCCTTCCCGCCTTGATAGCCTCTCTACCTCCTGCTTGCGCAAAACAGCCTCGGTTTTTATTGCTTTATCAGCGGCTCGAAGCAAACTAAAGCTTGCAGTCTTGTTAGGGTCTTCAAGTGAATATATTGACGAGACACTGCAACATAGAATTGCTGCAAGATCCTCTATTGATAACCCTGCTGATATTCGACGAGATTTTATTTCAGCATGGCCTTTCACTCTCTAACCCTCCCAAAGCTACCCGTAGATTCGGACGGCATTATCAGTTCAGCGTCGTCAGCCTCGACGCCAATTTTTGCAAGGGCCAACACAGCGCAGAATAATAAAATTAATATTAGCGATGTTTTTATGTAATCAGATTTACGGTTAGTCATGATCATTCCCATCTTTTATTCATTTAATCAGTACAGCCAATGCACGACATGGCATCATCATCGAAAAAATTCTCGTTCGCGTAGCCAGCTAAACTCTTGTAAGGTATATATTTTATAAAAGAAGCATTATCCGATGAAACGCCAACGGAATTACATCCCTTTGCTACCTTTTCTTCTTGCTCAAGCCACCATTCAGCGCGGTCGGGATAATCACGAATAATAGAGCTTATCTTGCTGATACCTTTTAAAAAGCAAAGATCACAATTTCCCATAGGGGTAGAGCCAGAGTCGTTAACCAACTCAAGATCAAAATCACTATTTCGCCAAAATTCAGCGACATCAAAACGAGTCACGCTATTCTTAGCTAAAAGCAACTCTGATACCCTTGGATATTTTTTTTCTTTCCACTGTATTTCATTAGCTGCCGCGGCTTTAGCTATCCTTCTGGGTTCGTCCGCCCTAATTCCGATCACATTTGTATATTCGCGAAACCCTAACTCTCTTTTCATATAGCGTTCAAAAGTACGAATTTTTAAATCTTGAGTGCAAAAACGAGCGACTGCATTTGGTAAAAATTTACGCTTATCTATTAGGCGTGAAAAAGGCTCACCATTTCTTGACGCTGACTCATAATCCACAATGTCATAAGTTGCACAACCTTCATCGTCATAATTGTGCTCTAGCCAGACGATATTTACACCCCATCGGATAGAGCACTGATATACAAAATCTAAGGTCTGGGGCATTTCTCTACCGGTGTTAGCGAAAACTATTACCGCATTATCGGGACACTTACCTTTATTTTCCTGAAGAATTTGATAAAGCATGTATGCGGACGATCTTCCGCCGCTAAAGGAGATTAAGTTTTTCCCTTCGCTTAATTGATAATTTTTATTTTCAGCTTTCACAAAACCTCACCCCTGTTAAATTTATTCTTTGTGCTGCCCACAGATAGAGACCTCAAATACTCCTTGCCGATAACATCCGGCTTTCTGTCGTATGGCTCAAGCTTAGTGATCGCATTGCCTTTGCTTAGAAACTCCTCTGTCTGGCGGGCTATCTTGTCCTGTATGGGCCTCATCTTTTTCATAGCCGTCGAAGCCGATGTTATTATTATTTTTTCGTTATTCATCACTCAAACATTCCTCTCTAATTTGTCCATGACGTGTCGCTAAGCTGAGCAGCAACAGTTCGGTGTTTTGTTTTATCGGATAATTGGTTGGCGGCTACCGGATAATTAACGGCAAATCCTGAAGAGGGTCTTATTTCGTCATTCCAGCGCTCGTTATTGAGATATGTCGTTGGGTGCATATTCTCAAACCCGCCCTGTCCTAGCCTGATCCGCTCACCAACATCAAAAACAAGCTTGTCAGTGAAAGATTCTGGATCTTTTTGCGATTGAATTATTTTTTTAAATATCGGGTGCGCTTTTTTCTTGTTCGTTTTGACCATTCCTGCTTCCCAAAAACGTTCGAACATATTATTTATATTTAATGGTTCTTGGTTATTGGTTATTGGTTCTTGGTTATGAACGGGTGTTGAACTGTTTTTAACACGTGTTGATTTCTGCTTACGCTCTGCTGCTTTTAACTTTCTTGCTTCAGCGCTAGCCTTACCTGCCCTTGCCTTAGCGCTAGTGTTTGCGCGGTACTTAGTGATTTCCTCGTCACACCGAGCATGAAAATAACCATCGCCATGCACCTCAAAAAACTCACCAAGAACATCATTTAAAGCTGTTTTTTCTTCATCAGACGAACATAAAAGACGTTTAGCCAAACGATCTAAATCAAGTGTTAGAACAGATTCGCTATCGTAATAGAGCTCTATTGCGTCTCTGTACACGCTCCGTTCAACACGTGTTAAATGTCGTGTGGAGTTGTTGAAGTCGCTAATATGATGAGGATAGAAATTCAAAACCTTAACCCGCCCTTTTAGCTAATTTAAAAATAAAATATTTAATGCTCATACCCTAATTAACCCCCTAATAATCAGTGCTTGACTGACAATCGATTTAATTGATCGCGCAAGTAATACTCTTTGATAACTTCATCAACCGTTACTTTTTCGCCTTTTTTATTTTTTTCTTCAGCAACCAGCATGAAAACCTTCTGCTGGTTTTCGTCAAAATCATCAAACTTCGGGACGTTCATTTAACCCCCTAAATTACGGCCTCGCTCTCAGCCGAAAATGTAATTATTATTGGTTCAGCTTTTGTAGATCACTTAACGCCATCATTGTCATGCGATCGCGAGACTTGAACGCCTCTAATTCTGACTTGGCGATCTGTACGATACGATTTCGCATTAATGCCCCCTTCTGTGATCGTTGAGCCTTAGCCCACTCGGATAAAAGCTCTGTTTCGCTTTTACTGAAATACAAGTTAGCGCGATTGGTTCTAGCGTCTTCTTGGTTTTGATATGCCACGGTCTTCTCCTTTTTCATAGGCAAATAAAAAGCCCAACAAGGGGCTTAATGTTTTTTAAGAGGCTTTTTTGTTTGTGTCAGGCCAGAGGCCAACAGCTTTAGCAACTCTGATCTCGCCAGATTCAGGTAATTTTTCAGCCCCTTCCCATTTGTAGACGGCGGTATGGCTGATACCTAAAAAGCTCGCAAGCTGATTAGCGTTCTTTGTTTTGGTTAGCTCGTAAGCTTCTTGAATAGTCATGCGAATATTAAACCATAGTTGAATATATATATACAACCATAGTTTAATTTATTTTTTTACGAAGAGATACAATTAGCGAATGAAAACGATAGATAAAATAACAGCGCTGCTAGACAGCAAGGAAATACCCAAACACAAAAGAGTCTCCCTTCTTGTGGAGGTCACAGGCAAGTCATGGCAGGCAATAAGCAAGTGGTTTAAAGGCACAACAAAAAAACCAGACTATGAAAACGTCAAAGCAATAGCTGATTATTTTAGCGTCGACGTAGAAAGTCTTTTGGATGAGGATGCGGGAGCACCCATGCCTAGCCCAAAAACAGAAAAGCTGGCCAGAATTAGCCAGCTTGTGAAAGAGTGCGCAGATCTAGGACTGGAAGATCTGCTTCTTGAGAGTCTTGAAACTTTTTCAAAAGTTGCTCAACCAAAAAAATAAACTCATCTAATTGGCTTTCGTTAAACCCAGTCGCTATGCCCATAACCCTATCTATAACCTCGCTTTTCTCCATACCAGCCTCCCTAAAATTTCGGCTAGTATAGCGAGAGATAATCCACTGTAAACTGTCAATTTTTTATCCTTCCGTCAATATTTCAGCACGATTACAAATATTTTGTTCTTTAGAGTTGATGGCGACCAAAGTTTGGTTTTTTTATTTTTATAGTTATTAAAGCTGGCCGCGGTTATGACAAAGTATTATTAATAGGCGGGGGTGGATTTATTTATAAGCTCCTGATAGACGGCCCTATCCTTCTCTTTCTGCTCCATATCGTACTCAAGAGAGCAAGACATATTCATTATTAGCTCAAGTTGATTATTACTAAGTTTTGGCAGCTGTAGCCTTATCTTTGCCTGTATAAACTCTCTCTTCTTCAATTCTTTTAAGATTTCTGCGTTGTTCATTCTTTACATATCCGGCGATGGTTGATTAAAAAACAAGCATCTTATATATGTGACGCAGTTCACACAATTATTATTTATAGCGAATAGGTAGCGAAATGAGAGCCCTTATGAAAATAACCAATATTTGGTCCTAGATTGACATAAAGGACAAATATATGGTCCCAAGCATAACCAAAGCGTAGGATAAGGTGACATCTTAGATCAAACTATTATCGTTCGATATTTAAACAAGACTATAATCTGTTTAGAGGTGGGCTATGTCAGAAGCTTGGGGATCATCAGAAAGGCTAAAAGAGGCGCGAATAAGGGCGGGATATAAAACCGCCGTGCTCGCGTGGGAGGCTATGAACGAATCAAGTGCGTCATCAATCGGTTTAAGGCAATACCGGCGGCTTGAGGGTGAGGACGTTCTGCCATTGGAGCACGCGCACATACGCGAAATAACATCATTCTTTTGCATCAGCTCTGACTACTGGATATGCAACCGCAAAGACAACAATATAGCAGCCCTACTTGATAAATGCCCTATCGATGCTATCCCGATCATAGAAGCATCAGTTAGGGGTATGGTAGAAGAGATTGAGCGTAACGGAGGGGTCTGCACGTTATGCGACCCGTATTAAACCATTTTTTCATAAGTGGCACCAAATTATATTGATAGCCTATGATTCCCCCCTATAGCTACGGCGGTTGAGGCGCTTAAAATAAGAGCGCTCTTCTTTATATCGTCCCCTTTTAATTGACCCGAAATTCTACCCTACCCCCTAAAAGCCTTCTGCATCAAATCGTGCCAATAGCACTGGTAATCTATACAGCCTATAGCTTTTAACTAACAAATTAATATTATTAATAGTTATATTTTTAATAGAAATTAAACTGTTTATTAAACTATGGTTGCATTAATATCTTAAACCATGGTTTAATAACCCCATCGAAACGGAGAAACAAAAATGAGCGATTGCAGATTCACATACGACCTTAACCAGCATGAGCACGAAGAGTTTATGGCTGATATGGGCTTGGATGCGCCAGAGCTTGATGCTGATTCCCTCCGTGACATGCATAACGAATTTGATGCTGAAACAAACCTTGATCTTCCCATGGTCTATGTAGAGCTAGACGCAGAAACGCAAAAAGAAATCGATCAGGAAAATGCAGAGAAGAATCGCAGGTTAATGCAGGTTCATTCTAGAAACGAAGCAATATTTAACCGTGCCTATAACCGCAACTCTAACAGCCCTCAAATAGTCGCGAGGGCTGCACAAAAAGCAGCGGAAGAATTACTAAACACAAAACTTTAATGGCCCTCCGCCACTCCTTGCCCCGCTAACACAGGGGGCTTTTTTAAAAAGGTGAGAATGATGAAAAACACTATATGCGCATTAACAATTTTATTTATCTTTGGTATTGCTGGCGCAATGGATCACGAAGACGAAGTTAGGCAGGAGATAGCAAGTGGTAGATAGAGAGAAGCAGCGAGAAACTAACAGGCGACTTCGTGAACGATTAAAAGAGGCCGCTGCTATTGCTGAAAACGCTAAAAAAATAAATGAGCGGTTGCGTGAACACAAAACTGTTAATGATCAAATAACTGAATTTTTTAGAGGGTGATATGAATCAGCAAGTGGCGCAAATAGAAAAAGAAAAAACCAAAGAGGTTTCTATTAACGATCTACCTCAGTCGTCTGGGCTAATGAATCTGGTAGAGAGAATGGCTATATCACCAGACATCGACCCTGATCGAGTAGAGCGAGCATTTGAAATGTATAAGCAGGTTCGGCTTATGGATTCTGAGCAGCTGTTTAACTCGGCAATGGCGAAGGCTCAAGCGGAAATACAGCCGGTATCAGCCAACCAAATTAACGACCACACTAAATCTGGATACGCTAATTTGTCAGCTATTCACAAAACATGTAAGCCGATATGGACTGCGCACGGATTTTCGGTTAGTTCTAGTTTTTATGAGTCTGAAAAAGAAGGCTGGATAGGTGTTGACTGTGAGGTGATGCACTCAGGTGGATTTGTTAAGCGCTATAAGAATCTTTACCCGCTCGATAACGCAGGCACTAACGGAACTAAAAACAAAACAACGATTCAAGCTATCGGATCAACGGGAAGTTATGCTAGACGCTATGTAGAGTTAATGATATTTGACGTTTCTGTTGGCGATGATGATGACGGAAACGGAAGCAAGCAGGTGAAGGAAAAAGATTTAAAGCCAGCCGAAAAGTCACTTTCAAAACAGCAGCTTGTTAACCTTAAAAAAGCTATGCAAATGGCTGGCGTTGAAGAAAAGGCAGTGCTGGAAAAATCGCAGATTGAAAAGCTTGAAGATTTGCCCCAAGGAAGGCTGGCGGGATGCATTCGCTGGCTTGAGTCATCATCCAAGGGAGAAAGCAAATGATTGTAGTTGAGTGCGAGCAAGGCAAAAAAGAATGGTTCGAGGCTAGGTGCGGCGCAATCACAGCAAGCAACTTTAAAGAATGCAGAAAGGTTTTAGTTTCAGGAAAAAACAAAGGACAGCATTCATCTAAAGCGAGAGAGTACGCGTTTAAATTAGCCGTTGAGCGTTTGAGCGGTAAGCTTCTGGAAGAAGATAAGTTTGAAACATTTGAAATGCGCAGAGGTCGAGAGCTTGAACCCACAGCTAGACTTTTGCATGAGCAGAAAAAAGGGATTCTAGTTGAGCAATCTGGATTCGTTTTAACGGACGACCGATTATTTGGCGCAAGCTTGGACGGCTTAATTGATGAAGACGGTATGAGCGAATACAAGTGCTTTATAGGCCCAAGCTCGTTAATGCCAATAATCCTAGAAGGCAACATTGACGACTGCAAAGATCAGGTTCAAGGCGGCTTATGGATAACAGGCAGAAAGTATGCGCACTTTGTTTTGTATTGCCCTGCATTAGAAGCTGTTAATCGACATTTAGAAATATTCGAAGTCGAGCGGGATGATGATTATATCGAAGAAATGGAAACCGATCTCATCAAGTTCAACAAATTAGTTGAGCAGTATATGGATAAAATCAAACTTAAGGCGGCGTAACCATGACCACACAAAACGAATTAGTAAGTTACGAAGAGAAAACCGTTATTCAGTGTCTTTCAGGAAAAGATGGTCTTGACCCGTTAATAGCTGAAGTTACTCAAGCCGTTAATAGTTTTGAGCATGATATGGGCACAGCAACCAGTAGGGCTAAAACTGCGTCTCTTGCTCATCGCGTATCGAAGTTTAAAACCGCTATTGACGGCATGGGTAAAGACTTGGTTTCTGACTGGAAAATAAAAGCTAAGGCAGTTGACGTAAACAGGAAAGCAATGCGTGATGCGATGGACGCGCTAAAGATTGAGGCAAGAAAACCTCTTGATGAATGGGAGGCTGAGCAAGCAAAGATTGAAGCCGAGGCCGCCGCGAAAATCGAAGCCGAAAAGTTAGCGGTAAAGAAAGAATCTGATCACGAAATAGCGGTACTACGTGATCGAGAGTATGACCGATTATTAAAAGAAGCCGAAGAAGAAGAGGCAAGGTTTATACTCGAAGCGCAAGAAGAAATGGCAAGGTTGAAACTCGAAGCGCAAGAAAAGGCCGCTCGCGAGCAAAAGGAACGTGATGATTTGATCGCTAAGGAAGCTGCCGAAAAAGCACGCCAAGCCGAAGAAGCTAAACGCATCGAATCCGAAAACAAAGCCAAGCTAGAGGCCGAAGCAGCAGCAAAACGTGAAGCCGATGCAAAGGCCGCTTTACAGAAAGCCGAAGATGACCGTATCGCCGCCGAAGCTAAAGCCAAGCAAGATGCTATTGACGCCGAAGCTAGGCAGGCTCAAGCGGTAAAGGATGCCGAGGCCAGAACCAAACTCGAAGCTGAAGTAAAAAGGCTCGCCGAAGAAAGAGAAGCCAAAGCGCGTGAAGAAGACGTTGCCCATAGAGCCAGCGTTGACAATGCCGCCCTAGCTGTGATTATGGATATAGGTATTAGCAAAGAGCACGGCAAGGAACTATTAAAAAGGGTTCATGACCGATTAGTTCCCAGCGTAACAATTAGCTACTAGAGGCGATAATGACTAAAGAGGAAGCAGAAATATTAATGCCGCTGATCCAAAAATTAAAAAAGCTAAACGTTGAGGCGTCAAAAATAAAGGGGCTTGATGCGCTAGATAAAAAGCTAAACGTAATTCGCGGCTTTCTTATGGCTTTAGAGATTGTAGAGGAAACGATCCAAGAAAAAGCGCATCAGCCACTAAACATTAGAGGATAGGATTATGAACACATTTAACATGTTAAAGGGTGGGGAAGATTACCACTCATGGATTCAAAACCATTGCCTGCTATGCGGGTGGAAAGGCCAGCAGCACCAAGCGCACAACGACTGGCAGTGGAGGAACTGCGACGAGGAAAGGAAAGAGCACCCCAAAAAGTGTTCTGGCATACCGAAAGGACAACACATTACCCCATAGGGCATATTAACCGGAGATAGATGATGCACACAGTTACGTTGGATGAGATTTTGCCAGCTCTTGATAAAGAGATTGTTTTAGCAAGCAGTCGCAGTTTGAGAACTAAACAAGCTAAAGACTTAAAGTTTGATGTATCGCAGCTTAGGTACAGAGTGAGATTTTATGATGGGACAAGCGCGACTAGCAATAGTTACGATGACATCAACGAAGCTATTAAAAATTACAACGAATTAAACGCTTAATTAACAATATATAGATTATGTGGTGGTGTTATGAGATTTTTAAATAGAGAAGACACGCTTTGCTTTTACAAGTTTGGGAAAATTATATATTCAGACTGCTTAATAAGAGAGAGTTTTTTATATGGTGATGGTGTTGCAAGACATTTATTTTATAAATTTTGGTTGCATAGCGCCACCACTTAATTTATATAAACAGTAGAGTTTTAGCGGTGTAAGAATTGCGCACGTTGCCACCATCGCTATCAATAAAATAAAAGCACGTAAGACACCAACTTACTGTAAGTGTCAAGCACGGATCGTACCGTGAAGGGGTTCCGACTCCTAAAAACTCTGTAAAAAATATTTATATAAACACTGGAGTGAATAAGTATGAGTGCCTTAGGGGATAGAATCAAAGCTGAAGAATTAGCCAAGACCAAAGAATGTGGGTGTGTTGGCTGTAAAAACAGAGCAACACATACTTGGTCAGGGCACCCAACTTGTGACGAGTGCGGAAGCCCTAGCAGGGAAAAAGGTTCTCGGTCTGTAATGCCAAACCTCATTACTTCATAACACAAT